ATGTGCTCTAACTATGAAATTCCTAAACGAAGTGCTCTCACACGACTTGATGTCGAGGTTGGTCCGTTAGATTTGGAATTAAAACCGCATGTTTACCCGGGGTATCATGCACCAATTATCATGAAAGGTTTTGATTTGGATTTCGGTAAGTTTGGGCTTTTGCCCGCTTGGGCTAAAGATTTTAAATTCAGTTCTTATACTTATAATGCAAGAACTGAAACTGTCACTGAAAAACCGAGTTTTAGACACGCATGGAAGTACAGTAAATTCTGTCTTGTACCTGTCCAAGAATTTTACGAACCCAAGTATATCGATGGTAAAGCCCATTGGTACACAATCAAGCGTGAAGATGATCAGCCGTTTACAGTTGCTGCAATCTACGATGATGCTGTAATCAAAGACTCAAAAGTCAGATCGTTTTCCATGCTAACGATCAATGCAGACAACCATCCTTTTATGAAACAGTTTCACGCACCAACCGACGAGAAAAGATCAATCATTGTAATACCTGAAAAATATCGTAATGACTGGCTTAATGCTGATCATGAACACGCTCACGAATATTTCTTTGAGCTTACTGATGAATATGTGACATTTTCACGTGACCATTCATCGGATGAGGCAAAACAAAGTGATCTATTTTAAATCGGCTATGATTATCCACAGCTTTTAAATTTGAAATTTTAAAACATACAAACTAAAATCTTGAATATGTAACGTAATCAAGTGGTGTTTCTATGGATATTAAATTGGATGATAGCTCATCAAAAGCTAAGTTGTTAAAGCTAAATGAAGCAAGTCTAGCCCACTTGAAGAACTCTAAAGTTATTGATATCAGAGAACATTCTCTTAAACATAAATGTATATCTGAAATATCTAAAATTTCCTCGTTTCAAGCAATCACAAAGTATTCTATTCCACTTGTTTTGAACAAGATTGCTGCTGGTTTCCCCTCTCCTGCAGAAGATTATATTGATAAAACTGTCGATATGAATGATCTTCTGATCTCAAATAAAGATGCTACTTTCATAGTTCAGGTTGAGTCCTTATCTATGAAAGATGTAGGAATTGAAGTTAACGATTACTTAATTGTTGATAGAAGCATTCGCTCTCAACATTACGATATTGTTGTTGCATTCATTGATAATGAATTCACTGTCAAAAGAATGATGATTACACAGCAGATGTCACATCAAGAACTATTTGATATTTTTCATAATGATAATGAATTAAAAGATTTACCTGCAGTTTGGCTAAAACCTGAAAATATTGATTATCAACCTATCCTACCCCGCTCAGAACAAGAATTAGTAATCTGGGGTGTTGTCACCAAAGTTATTAAGAACTTCAAATGAAACATGAAGAAAAGATATTTGCACTTATTGATATCAATAATTGTTATGTCTCGTGCGAACGTTTCTTTAATCCAAAGCTAAATAATGTCCCAGTTATTGTTCTTTCGAATAATGATGGCTGTGCGGTTGCCCGAAGTAATGAAGCCAAGCAAATGGGGATTAAGATGGGGGTTCCCCTTTTTCAGATCAAAGATGTCGTAAAGAAAAATCATGTTCAAGTGCTTTCGAGCAATTATGCAATATATGCTGAAATGTCACGCCGGTTTCATTCGATACTTGCAAGTTATGTTGCACCTCATGAGCAAGAGATTTACAGCATAGATGAATGCTTCCTGGATTTGACAAGCTTTAAACATAACTATGATTTGGTGGAATACTGCCAAGGTATGCGAGAACGTATTCAGGAGTGGATCGGTTTGCCTGTTTCAATTGGTATAGGAAGATCAAAGACAGAAGCAAAAATCGCCAATCATATGGCAAAGAAAGGGAAAAGATTTAACAGAGTGTGCGATCTAGCAACCATGGACCCGAAACATCGAGATTACTTTTGGTCGCTTGTTGAGGTTAGTGAAGTATGGGGTGTAGGGAGAAAGCAGAATAAAAAACTTAATGAAATGGGGATCAAGACTGTTCTAGATCTATCGAAATCTAATCCCCCAATCATGGGTAAAATGTTCACTGTCTGCATGCTGAGAACAGTGTTAGAACTGCAAGGCATCTCATGTATGCCAATCGATGATCAGCCAAAGCCTAAACAACAGATTGTTGCAAGTAGATCATTTGGCGTCAAAATCACAGAGCTGCAGGACTTGAAAGAAGCAATGTCGAAATATGTTCAAGATGCCATATGTCGATTGAGAAAGGAAAAACTTTTATGTGGTGTGATTACTACTTTTGTTCAATCAAACCCTTTTGACGCTTCTGTGCCGTATTACAGCAAAGCACAAACATATAAATTTGCAGAACCAACTGATTGTGTTCTTGATCTTGTTGAGGTTGCTTATTTGTTATTAGAGAAGATTTATAAGCCGGGCATCAAGTACAAAAAGTGTGGTGTGTTTTATTCAGAGCTAATTCAGAAAACAAGCCATATACCTGACTTGCTTTCAGATCATCAAACTAGAATTACGAATGAAAGCTTGATGCAGGCATATGAAGATATTCAAACCAAGTTTGGCAAAGCTAAGATTTCTGTAGGTCCTTGTTACTTCAAGGATCGGAAGTGGTCAATGAGTCGAGACATGTTATCTAAGAATTATTTTACAAAACACGGACTAATTAAAGTTCGTTAAAATTAGGAGTGATAAAAATGCAAAAATTTGATGGGAATATTCCTGTAATTCAAACATTAACCGATGAAAGACTTACTCAAAATTTAATACCTTCTCGGTTTATTCCAGAGAAACCACCGGAATTAGAGGTTAAAAACGTTGAATATATTTTTGACAGTTCCGATTCATTTAATCTGACTTATGATGAATTGGTTGAAATTGTAGGGAAAGCGCGATTAGCTGGACCTAGAATGATTCCAGTATTGGGAACAGTTGGTGATTAACCTTTAATCATCAAATTAGAGGGCTAAATTTTTGTAATATTCTGCCAATAAGGTAAAATCACAAAAATATGTAAAAAAAATACATTATAAATTTTAAGATGTTTGGCCATTCTTGGTTTAAAGTTTGGCCAAAGTAATATATTGCAAATAGCGTCATTAAAGTTAAAGTTTTAGATAAGTGGAATTATTTACGTGAACCTTAGTGGAAGTAGATAGTTCGAATTATGAAATGGTAAAGTAAATTGTAGATATCTATAATTTTCTAATAGTTTTAAATGAGGGCTACAACTGTTAGAGTTAAACTTTTAAATTTTTGGTACTTTTAAATGACTAATAAATTATACTATTGGGGTGAAAACTTAGAAAGTTATAGTTCAGACATCAGTGAAAAATCTCCACACTCAATCGAGATAAAAAAATTAAACTTTTTTATTGGAAAAAATAACTCTGGTAAAAGTCGTTTCTTAAGGAATTTATTTAAAAATACTAAATACACATTAAAAGATTACTCCTTCCCAGAACTTACAGAAGATTTTCTAGAACTTAAAGTTATCTTAGATGCAAACAGAGGAAATGTGTATTTTTCTGGTGAAAGTTCATCATTCACTCGTAACAATATCTCAAAACTAATTGAAGAAGTTTTAAATTTTCCAATTTATCCAAAAAACAAGTATATGGAAATTTGTTCGAGAACATTAGATCAATTATTAAATGTCACAATTGATAATACAAATCAGTTTAAAGAAAAGGTCAGTTATCTAATAAAATATATAAATGATTACCAAATTAATTTTAAAAATGAAAAAACAAATTTTTATATTCCAATACTACGAGGCATGCGCCCAGTAACTAAAAATGAAGATGAACAACCATATATCGAACGAACTCAAAAAGATTACTTTAAAAATATAGAAACATTTAATGTAAACAATATTATTACAGGTGAATGTTTATATCATGAGTTAAAAACTCATTTACTAGGTGAACCTGAACAACGTGATTTAATCAGAAAATATGAAGAAAAACTTAGCCAATATTTTTTTGATAATGATTCGATAACATTAATCCCAAAAATTGGTAAAGATAAAGATGGTCGAGAAATAGACGTAGTACATATTAAAATAGGAAATGAAAAACAATTTCCTATTTCACAATTAGGTGATGGCTTACAACAAGCTATTATTTTAACATATGAGGCATTTATTAAGAATAAAGATGAGAATGGAAATGAAAATACACATTTATTCTTCATTGAAGAACCTGAACTTCATATGCATGCAGGCATGGTTCGTCAACTTATGAATTTTTATTTAAATGAGACACAACATTATTATTTTTTTACAACACATTCGAATCATTTATTGGATATGATTGATGAATCAGATGATGTTATAATTCAAAAATTTATCAAACAACCCAAGGATAATGGATCTCAAGGCTTTGATTTTAAAATTTATCGCTGTGATAAAGACCATGACTTACTGACCTCTTTAGGTGTTCGCCCTTCATCTTTATATTTAGCTAACTGTACCATATGGGTCGAAGGAGTGACTGATCGAATTTATTTATCAACTTTAATGAAAAAATATATTGAGGAACTTGAGCTAAGTGAAGATTCATATTCTTTAAAAAATGCGAAACTTTATAAGAGTTTTATGCCTAATTTTCATTATGCATTTATTGAATATGCTGGGGGGAATATTACCCACTGGAGCTTTTACGATGAATACTCAACAAAAGAAGATGCCAAGGATTATTTAAGCAATAATAAAGGATTAACTGCAAAAGCTATTACAAAGAACATATTCCTTCTGGCTGATGGTGATAACGAAGGTAAAGCAGATAGACTTGAAGAATGGAAAAATCAATTTAATGATGAAAACTTATATATTTTACCATGTAAAGAAATTGAAAATATTTTAAGTAAAGAAATAGTTTATAAAGCTTGTATGATTCAGTTTGAAGGTAAAAATAATTTACCTGCCGAAACATTATTAAATCCTAATACTATTCAAAACCTCAAGTCTAGAGGTTTTGATAATACTAAAAAAACTGGCTTCGATATTAATAACTTAACTTTGGAAAATCTCCACTTGAATAGTAATGAAAGTATTGGAAAGATTATAGATGACATAATTAGGATTGATGCTGGAGAAACGCGTTTATTTTCAGAAATGTCTGGAACAATTGCAAACAAGGTAAAATTTTGTGATATTTGTAAAGTACTAATGACGTACGAAGATTGGGAAAATGTCCGATCAGGCAAAAGAATCTTGGCAAAAAAGTTTTAATCATATCAAAAAGTGTATTTTCATAATGTTTAAAATAATAACAAACTGAAAATACTTATTAGAAGAATTTTATAAAAATCTAAAAAGCCCTCACTCAGGAAAAAGGCCCATACCTCCTCAATCTTGTCTGCATCAGCTGCGTGTCCATCAGGTGATACTGCTTTAGCTTCACCTCTCCCTTTCTTTAGGAATCATAAAAAGGCGGGGAGGAAACTCCTTAAAATCATGATTTTCCAACTTATCAATACAATATTCTACATAGTAGCCTAGTCTCATTAGGAAGGTTAGAATACAAGAAAGGATTAAAAATTTCCTTAGAGCCTTATAAAAGTTTGAGTGAGTTCATGTTTGATATCAATGATGATTTAAGAAAAATTGAAAATACTAATTTTTTTTCTAAAATGGGAATTAACAATATCGATGATGATAGAGTTATTTTAATAGAAAATTTAGGTAAAGCATTTTTAAGTCATTCAGACGAGGACTTTCAGGGAAAATATAACAAACTTAGATGGTTACCATCAAGTATTTCCCAAGAAGACCCATTTTACAAAAAACAAAAGAATACCTCAGAATTATTGAACTTGAGAAAATGTATTAATAAGAAAATTTTAAATGCAACAAGAGACATGAATAAGGAGTTGTTCATAATACCTCCACATGATTTTAGTCTTGCAGCTCGTGATTCAATTTGTTTCTGTTTCAGACAGTTAATGACTGAAAGATATTTACAATTAGGTCAAAAATGGGAGTTTATTGCTGAGTTATATTATTTAGGCCATTATCCTATTGGATATATTGACAATAAAATTGTAGCTATTTAAGCCTTATTCTTTATAAATCCATCACAAAGGCAAACTTGAATAAGCATAAAAACAATGAATTATATAATTTTAGAACTTTGGCCAAGTGAGGTATGAGGTTTGGCCAAAGTAATATTTTGCAAATAATGCTTTAGGCTTCATTCACTTTGGTAGAAGTTACCCCACTCAACACTGGCAACTTATACCGCGACTCGGCTGGTCTATTGGTTTTACCATACCAGCGGAATTCCTGAAAATCTGACTCATTATATAGTGCATAACAAACCATATTTGACTGATTGCCGCCAATACAAACCAGCTTACCAGTTTTGATATCTCGACCAGCAACAAAGCATACATGACCACCACCGCTACGAGTTTTAATCGCTACGCAACCATAAGCAGGTTTTAATAGTTTAGAGCCATAATTGACATAATCTAATGCACGGTACCAGTGCTTTGGATATGCAATACTTGCAGTCTTCAGACACCAAGCCACAAAAGCACCACACCAAGGTGTTTCATCTTCTTGCCACCAAGCACCAAGCGATTTTAGCCATTTTAGGATTGTTGGGTTATGAGCTGTTTTGCTTGTGTTTTCTTTTAAGCCTAAATGCTTCTTGGCTTCAATCATCCAAGCTAAATCATTTGTAGTGGATACTGCTGCCGAGATCAGTGTATTGACACCTGTTAAATTCAACTGTGGTTCATGCAACTCAGGCTGTTTTTTCAAACGTGCTAAAATCATAGCAACACCAACAAAAGCGCCGACGTATTCTTTCCAATTTTCAGGAATTGAGTTTTTAATTTCCTGAGGAATCAGATTCCAAATCATTAAAAAGTGCTCAGAGAACAAGCTTAAGGCAAAAAAAATGGCGCTTAATGCGCCGATCTGTACTGATTTAAGTTTGTATGACTGTTTCCAGTTATAGATTAATTTCATTTGATACTCCACGTGTTTGCTTGACGTTTTAGCCAAGACTCAATAAATGTGCTTCCTAAAATCCCTAATGCCGATGCTATTGCAATTAATGCAAGAGGATTGATGTCAGGAATCTGTAAAACAATTGCACCCGCGATTGTTGATGTTGCCCCTCCTAAAATCGTTCGACCTATCGCTAAACGCCACGTCAGTTTTTCATCAGAGACAAGCAACTTAGCAAATCCAATACACAGCCCTACTACAAGAATGAGTAGAAAATTTTTCTCATGCTCCTGCATGAATCCCCCTAATTTTTGGCAATAAAAAAGCACCCGATTGGGTGCCTGTATTTGATTAATTTCATACTTCTATCTGAACCACAGTGCCCTCTGGTGCAGATCTTTTGATTTCATTATTCGAGATAAAAACCTTTGTGCCTACTGTGTAACGTGCATTACTCGTGCACAGAACTAAACCACTACCATCAATCACTAAAACCTTATATTTGGGATGATCTTCATGTGTGATGGTTCCAATAAATTCGGGTGACTTTGGTAATAAATTTAGTAAACGTTTTAATGCATTACTCATCTCGATTCACCCTTTCAACCTTAATTGCTTGATTAGTAACGGCGTGAGTGAATGAGACAGAAACAGCATCAACAATGCCCCACCAACTCCCATTAAAGCCAATCAGTTCACCTGGTGAACATTCACCAATTTCTGCACTATTTGGCATCGCTATACTGTGTGTTTCAACCATACCTGCTTTTGCTAACTCAGCTTTACCAAATGCTCCCATGCTATCGACTGTAAACAATGGGTTATTCACTGTTTCAAGCAAAATATCTGCTGCGGTACCTGAACGTTTAACTTGACCAGTGTTACCATTTCGATCATTACTTAATGTGATACCGTTATAGTCTGGATAGAGCTCATAGTCAGTCGATAAATCCGTGACAATACTTTCGGGAATTAAGCGATCGTAATCATTTAAAATCACGTTATCCCAAAAAGTCTTTTTATACTTCGGTTTGATTGTGAGCTTATTACCGGCTTTCTCACTGTAAACGAAACCGCCTGCACTCTCTGCCAACATTTTAATGACGGCAATCGGGGTTTGATTGGAGTAGCTTAAGCTGTTGATTGGAACAATCCAGCCCAACGCATCAACCAGTTTCCAATTCAATTCGGCTTGATTATTCACTCGATCCAACTCAGCTTGGGCTAACTGCACCGAAGTTCTTTCATTCTCCTGTAAAAAAGTTCTTGTTGGGGCATATGGCGCATCGAGTAATGCCGTTTGACTACGCCCAGATAAGGTATAGGTAATATGGCCAAATTTTTGAGATCTGCTTCGGTTTTCAAGTAACATGTGATGCTCATACCCATTCACCATAATTTTTAAAATCACGGGTTGTGCATTGATTGGCTCAAGTTTACTGATTTCACTATTTGGAACGGTCAAACTATACGACCAACACCATCGGCTGCGATCGCTACTATAATTGCCATCCAATACATTTATATTTTCACCATTATCTAAACGTGTTACAGATAATTCATTCACGATATACCACCAATTCTTATTGCTGATTTCAGGAATTTGCGGTTTCTGAGGATCAGGTAAACATTTATCAGGTTCAAAATTTAAATGAGCGTTTAAGCGATCAACTTCATCAGTGATGCAACAGAAATTGAGCCTAATACTTTTCTTATTCCATCCATTAGGTGTGATTTCTTCAGGCTTTGGCCATGGCTGAATTGCATGTTTTCGATAATGAATTGATTTCGCTTTATCCCATGGAATTGCGTCTGTTGTTATGAACTCCAAGCCTTGATCAGCAATGAATTGATAACGCTTTTCAAACACATGAGCGACTTCATGTGAGTATCGAATAATCTTGTTCTTTCGAACCAATTCAACCCAATCAAAAATTGCATGAATCTTGAGTTTTTTGGATTCTTCAAAAACTAAATTCTGAGTAATCAAAGCTAATTTATTTTCTTGCCAAACAAAGCCTGAAACACCTCTCAAAGTCACAGCCTGTTCATATACAGCACGTACAGCCCTATGCAGATTTAAGCCTTTGTCAAAACGATTGAACGGCTGAATACTTCGGGTAGCACCAAATTCATACTGAAGCCCATTTTGATGGGCGCGTATATAAGGATCTGACCAGATTAAACCAATTGAATTGCTTAAGACCCTTGCCCGGCTTTGAAATGGATATAGGCTCTCACCAAATACGCCTCGATTAAAATTAATATCAAAACGTGCATTTGATTCAGATTTAAAATTGGTTTGGATGGTGCTTTCTAGACTGCAAAAGCTATCAATGACGACCGCGTTAATTGCAGCATTGAATGCAGTGTTTACATTACTATCAATTGTTGAAGCATCACCCACCACACCTGTTATATTACTTTCTAAGCGTGTCGATATAACTGAAGAAAGCGCATTATAGTCGTAAGTCTGAGCTTGCATTTTGGCAATGAAAGCTGTGTTTATAACGGCATCTAATGATGCTGTTTCTGCATTCTCAGCCCCGAAATTTAATGCTGTAGATCCTGTCGCAAGATCTTTAAATTTCAAGTCTACATGGTGAATCTTTGGAGGTGTATAGTTAGACACATGCTCACCTCTTAAACGTTCGGCTTAAATACAATTGAGTTCAACATCAAAGTGCTACCTTGAATTAATCCTGGATTATTCAATGTAATATCTGTGCCCACTTCAAAATCAGCAACCGCTTTCCCTGCTCCATTGAATAAACGAGCCCATATTGCTGTGCCATTTTTAACGACCACTGACGCATCAGTTTGATGAAGCTCAATGCTATCTGCATTCATTTTCTTAAAACAAGGCTTCGGCAAAGTGAGGATCACCAAACGAGTTGTATTATCCGCAGCAATATCTAAAGATGCAGGTTTTGCACTACTATAAAAAACAAAGGTAGCATTTGCGCTACCTTGATCAATGTAAGTTGCCAATGCTTGCAATTGTGCAAGACTCGCTGCTATAGATGGGATAATCATCAGCTCACCTTATCCTGTACTGCAATGTTATATTCGCCTGCTGGATCTACAGCCAAGACATAACTTTTAGAATCACTTTGACCAAAGAGCAAATAAGTGCCGTCACTTTTAGAATGTGCTCGACTTAACAACTCACCCGTAATTCGATTATAAGCACGCACTGGACAAGCAATTGGAACGTTTAATTTCGTGGTTATCCCCTTAATTAAACTGTTCGCCTTATGCGCCAATGCTTTGGGTGAAAATTCACCATTCAGGATCTTAAAAGCTGGTCTAGACCCGACTTGGCTAAATTCACTTTCTCCAAATAGGATTTTCATGCTTTATTCTCCATCGTAGATAGTGAAAAATAACATCCCCAAAACGCCTCCAGTGTCTGAACGAATTCGACAACCGATATATGCTTTGTTTGGTTCAGAGAAAATTGCGTAATTTGCTGTTGCAGTCGCATCATTCACACAAGCTTGTACCAATGGTAATGCATCCATAATGTAACCATCTGGATCAGCGAAATATATTGGTGAGAGTATATAACCTTCAGTTGGATCTGATTTGATTGAGTTGGCAGCAGCACCAGAAATAACATTTCCAAAACCGCTAATCAAACGACTGTATCGAGTATTTATCAAAGCCCCAGAATATCCAGTCATTGCAAGAACTTCTGCCCTGCCTGTATTGGCAAGCGGTGTACCAATACCAATGTAATCGTTAAATGTTGCCGCATGATTGGAAGCACAGAGAAAAGGTTTAGCCAACCCCTTATGTTGAATCACACCAAAACAATATGGCGATTCATAAATTTGTCCTATAGTTAAACCATTAATTAAATAAAAACTGTCTTTTGTCCCAATCAACACCCAAGGTCGATTACCTTCTTGTGGTGGTTGATTTTCCATTACATAGGTGGTGTTAGCGACGCCATCAGTAGTTGCATATCGCCATTTAAACCATCCATTACTATTTCCTTCCCCTTTCCAGTTTCGACTGGGTTTTGTCGGATCAAAGGGGGCTTGATTGCCAGTTAAATCATCAATGCCAGTACAAGAATCTAAAATCCCCACTTTGGCATATTTTGCATAATTGGTGTTATAAACAGGATCAAGACTGTTATCCACTCTTAAAAAATAAGGATTCGCTGTTCTATCTTTTGCGCTATAGACCGCTTTTTGTGTGCCTGAAAATGCCTTTGTCCATCCCAAAGATGCTAATTTGCAAGAGATCGTACCTGTAGCAATCGTATCGGGTGAATTAACAACAAATTCAATCGTGTTAGAGGTCACACCTAAAACTTTATGCTCACCGTTAAAAATCTGTTGATCTGCATTGGAAATCTCAACAACTTGGAATTGCTGCAGGTTATGACTTGTTCCAAAAGTTGCCGTTGCTACTCCATCTTTTACAACCAGTGTTGAAACCAATTGAGAGCCCATGCCTGTGACCAGACAAGCATCGAGCACATCAATCATACACCCCCATGAGTTTGAGAGTTGAGGCGCATTTGTATTTCCAAAACTAAACCACTTAATATCTGTATTCGACATTTCTTTTACTCATAAAAAAACCGCCTTAGGCGGTTATCAATAATTAATAGGATTTATAGAATTCGGTCTATATCACCGCGTAGCATGATTTGAAATTGATCTGTAAGCTCCGTGGGTTCAGATTGTTTAACTGTGCGAATTACCCAAACTGGATGCATGGCTGCATGGGTATCAAAAAAGATTACATTGCCATTCACCCAACCAGTTCCCCATCCCTCTTTTTTAATCTTGAAGTAAGGTACACCTGTAACCGGGTTAATCGGTGCATTGTCGCTGTTGATGTTGCCTGTTCCGATTTGACCTGAATACTGACCAATAATTCTAAAGTTTGTATTATCGGTGAAAACAAGTGCCCAACGTTCTTGAATTGCGCCCTTATTGGTCATCACAATTGGATATAGCGCATCGTTATAGCGTGCTGAAATTGGTGCACCTGTAGGCTCATCAACCCACACATTGCTCCACGTACCTTGTGAGAACATATTTGAATATCGTGCATACATATCACCCACAACCAATGCCGATCCAACAACTGTATTTTCAGCTTCATAATTGTGTGTCAAAGGTTTGGTAAATGTGACCTGTCCACTGATTTGAACATCACGAATTAACCCCATATCCTGATAACGATATTCAATGCTCAAAGGTGGAGTTAAAGTATTGATTGCGAAATCTCCATTAAGCGTGACTTCACCATAATCGTAGTCCACAACATACATATCGAAAGGAACTTTCACGCCTTTACTGTCTTGAAGCTCACACCACGAAATACGCTTATCATCTAATATATAGGTTTTACCCGCTATATGATCAGGCATCACCAAAGATTTGGCAGCGCTGACAATGCCAATATCACCAACTCGAAATATAGGTACACGACCATTCGGGGGCAAACGTGTTGCCGAAAGACCTAAAATCGAAGCATCAAGCGGAATATAGGTATAAGCCACGGCATTATATTTAACAGAGTCAGGAACAACCCACACAGGCACATTGATATACTTCTTGTTCAGCTCTTCGTATTCTAAAAGTACGTCGTACCAGTCTTTTGCTTCAATTTGTGGTCTATTTGCTTCAGTAATTTCTGTCTTGGTATAAAAATCAATATCTACAAAACCAGTTTCATAATTCACTGAACCATGAGCTTTCGCTGTATCCACTTTGCCCAACTCATCAAACTGAATGGTTAAAGCGCCAAATTCAACCGTACTCAATACCACTGTCACTGAGGAAGGGCGAATCGGAATGACTGGAATTCTAAAACTGATATGGTTTAATTCAATCGCATCAGTAGTCGTGGTCAATGACTGTAACGAAATAGCATTACCGCTAGATGGCGTCCAAGAATCAATATCAACTTCACCGGTACCATAATTCACAGATCCCGAACTGATACCAATATTTGTGGTGCTGTTTATGTTTCTAAACATCACGCCATTTCGGTCCACATAAACATCATTTCCAAGTTTAAAACGCACTGAATTGGTCAATACCTGCTCGCTATACTGTGGCGTTAAATCTATTTTCAGCTTATCCGATACAACTTGCTTTTCATTGGGGCTTAACTCTGGTGTATCACGATATTTAATGTTGATATTGGTCGGATAATATGATTTTAATACCATTTTTTCCGACTGAATGGATTCTGTTTGTGGAGAATAGTAGCCCATTATTTACTCCATGATTCAAAGACTTGATAGGTTTTTTGATATACCAATATTTCTAAAAATGGCTTAATCACTACAGCGCCAGTTATATAGTTGATGGTCCCGTGGGTATTGCCTAACTTATCGTTTAAGTTTCCCGTTGTATCATCAATTTTTGAATCTGTTAAAACCAACTCCCCCCAACGTTGATTTAGTTGGTCCTGTAATTCCATTTTTAACTCGATACTGCCTGCCTGAAGCGCATTGCCTGTACCCACATTAAAACTTAACTCTTGATCCGTTGAAGGCGTTGTAATTAAGTTTTGATTGAGAGGGTAACCACTGTTGTAATTAATGGTGAAAACTGTGCCTTTTTGCGGTAATTGATTTGGAATGAATCTGCCCACACCCGTCGCATAATTAATCTGACCTGTTGCATCACCTGTAAACTTGCCTTGTGCATTACTCGTCGCTACTTTTTCAACATCCTCAAGTTTCCATTTCACCATTACACTATTTGCCGCCACTGCCTCACCGAGTTGGATCTCAAAACTTGGACCCTCAAGGTTTAAGTTTGAGCGTACAAAAGTTGAAATCGGTGTACACCACAACACCAGGATATTACTCCCCACATCCGCAAGTTCACCTGTGGTCAAAAGCCAAGAACCTGTTTCATAATTGATTGAGCCAGATCCAATAGACGTTGCACCTGCCTTAAGCTGTCCAGATCCATCATCTTTAAGTTCATAAAACTTACCTTTCACCATGAAAGACACCGAAACACTACCCGGTGCAGGTGGAGGAACTAAAACACCAGTCCAGTTTGAGCCTTGATTGGCTTGTGTGACTTTAATCGATTGACTCTGTGTATTTTGAGTGGGTGCGGAAGCAGGTTTAAAAGATACATTTAAATTCAAAGATCCTGTGCCCGCAGCACTGGTCCATTGAATTAAACCTTTTTGATAATCAATTGTGCCGACTTGTGTGCCTGAGGAAGTTTTAAGTAAGCCACCTATATCATTCACTTGAAGATTAAATAAGGTGAAACTCACACTTGAAGGCATGATGCTTGAGCCCAAATAAAGATTTTGAGCTTCAGCAACATAGGTTGCATAACTTGCTGTGACCACCCCATCATTACCAGGTACCAAAGCAACTTTTTCACCTGCAGCATTTACATCGATGATTGCAGTTTCACTTTGAGCGCTTGGGATAATTTGAGTGAATACATCCTGAACATTAACTGTAAACTCACCCACTTGAATTTTTTCAGTGGCTTTAGTCGAAGAATAATATTTACCTGTGTCCGCAACCAGTGTTTCACGGATAATCGTTGTTGACTTTTCACCAGCGTACCAACTTTTTGCAGACAAGCCCACAAAATCAGTTTCAAGCGGATCGCTAATACTATAAGTCGCAATCTTATATTCGATTTCCTTTAACTCGATGACAATTTTTGAAATACGAGTTTCAACTTTTAAGATACGAACATATTGCTCATGACTATTTACTTTGCCCTCATTTGAAACCAATACGATCGCATCACCGACATTACTCTCAGTTTCAGTGGTAAACATACAGACTTGGATCTGTTTCATACCTTGCCAAAGCGTATCTAACGGTGTGCCTGCGATTTGCCCACCTTTGGCAAGATAGGACTCGACTCTGTTTTGTGCTGATTTGCGCTCATCCGTATAGCTTCCTGTACTAAATAGCAAAGCCGACACTGCAGGATCCTTAGGTGTTTCAGAAATAAAAACTGTAGAGCCCATCAATAGATCAGTATCATTGGTCGATACTGCAGGAAAAACTTTGCGCATCGAGACGTCACCAAGGGTACGGTCCAATTCAGATACATCATTGAAAAGGTTATTGCTCTGACCATCTATAATGACTTGGCCAGAATATTTACCACCCCCGTTGTCTGTATCAGTCAAACGTTCCGACTTGTAAATTACAATGTCTTTGGTTTCAATCATCGTTTAGCTCCAAAAATCGCATTGTGACGTTGTAATAATCATCTTCAGAAACCGTAGGAATTCCCTTTACTGGCTTGGCTTCAATAGCCCCTGCTTCATGATTAAACATAACTTTGAATTTTCGCTTGTCATGTGGGTAATCAAACTCAAGATAAAAATGCTCTTGGAGTGCTGACCAGTCCATAATTTTGCTGAGTTCACGGCGTTTCACCCATCCCATACTGGATTCAGAGGGTATTAATGTGATTAGACGCCCTGCTTTTTTCTTACCCTCTTGAACAATAAGCGCACCATCAATGGCTCTATCTTGTTTCTGTTCAATCGGCTTCCAGTCAAATTCGTCAGACCACAAAAAACCGTTCTCTAAAAGAACGGTTTGATTGGTCGCTTTGCGTATTAATTTCATCAATTAACTACTCTTATTGATGGTTTCAAGTTGTCTCAAGAGATCATTAAACATCGCCTCTTGACTAGCATCTCCTGACAAACTCAGCGTTTTACCATTGAAATTAAGATTGTATTGGACGGTTTTTACTGTACCTGAACCACTCGCCAAGGCTTTAGAAGTCTCATTACTTGAATCTGCATAAACTTTAGGTTTAATCGTATTCAAAGTTGCTTGAGCTGATCCATCTCTAAACTGTTGTAAAGCTTGTTCGATATAACGAGAACCGTCATAACCAGTAAGCCCTTTCTTTCTCAGCTCTGCATAAAGCATATTGGTTACATTGGTTAAGCCACCTGCCCCCATATTTTTTTGCATTGCTGTCTGGTCTCTAGCCAATGCAGAACCAAAAATACCTTGAGCAATTTTTTCGGCTTGCGCATCGTCATAACCCATATTTTTAAGCTCATCACGTACATTACTTTTTGTGTAATGTGTACTTGTGGTGGCTTGAGATGTTTTATTGCGTTCAGAACGTTCTTTACTTTCAGCTGTCGATTTAGCCTCTAAAGCTTGATTCCATGCATCAATAGAATTTTGAGCCTCCTCTCTTGCTACAGCTCCCATTTCACGATAAGCACCAGTAACAGTGCTCGAAACAGTTGAAGCATGAGATTGAGCCGCTCTATCCATTTCCTCATACGATTGAACAGTTGCTTTTCCAGTATCTTCAATTTGAACAGACAATCCCAATGATGCAGCTTTGGCTTTTGTTTGAGCGATAACAGCTTGATCACCAGAAGCAACCGCAGCCTGAATAGTTCGCTCATATGCTTGTCGTAAACCTTCTGCTGTTGCTTGTCCACTGCTTTGAATAGTATTGAAGTTAGCTAAAGCTGATTGGGCAGCAAGTTTTAATTGCTCTTTGGTTTTAATGCCTAAACTTTCAAATGCTTGTTCTACAGGACTAATATCATCAGGAAGCTTTTGCATCACTTGACGAATCGCCTGAGTACCCATTTCAACCTGTTTCGTTGAAAATACGCCTTGTGCTTCAAACTCCTTTAACTTAGACATTGCAAAGTCTATTTCAACTTGCGATTTAGCTGTTTCTAACCATTCTTTCCACGCTAAATATACTGCATTTGTTGCATTGGTTCCTGTGATACCAGCAAGCTCAAGTTTTTTACCAAATCCGTCCACATCCCTACCAGAAGATGAGAAAGATTCAGATATACGCCCAGTTACTTTATCCAGGTTAATTCCAAGTCTGGTGGCTACTTCTGAAGCTTCTGTATAAGCTCTTTTTGTTGCCCCACTTTCTTCATCAAGATTTTGTTTTAAACCCAAGCTACGTTTTTGTCGCTCAAGATTTAATTCTTCTTCTTTAGCATTGATTTGCGTCAGAGAATCTTGAGAAGATTTTAGAGCAGTCAAATCGCCATTGACTTTCGATTGAGCAATCTGTTGTTCTAACTGGATTTTTTTAGCAGCATTTTGACTAACAAAATCTTGATAGTCTTTTTCAGCTTGCTTTGCTCTTTCTTTTGCCAACTCAGTAGCTTTTGCATTATCTTCTACAGCTTTTCGTGCATCTCCTAATGCTGTAACAGTAATTTTTCCTGATTCATCCATAGCAATGCCAAAACCTTTGGCAGCCACTTCATTTTTGATTTGTTCAGATAAAACACCATTATTTGCTTGTATCAAACCTTCAGCCCAAATTTGAGCTGAATTGATACGTTCCTTATCATATTGGACACGATTAACAGCAATTGCTTTATCAGACTCATCAAGTTTACTGAGTTCTTCAGTAATTCTGCGAATTTCATTAACTTCATTATTTGTACGGGCAATCGCAAGATCAGATTGAAGTTGATTTCTTTGTTCAGCATTTAATCTGCTCTGAGTAGCTGCTTCCTTTTCTAAAATATTAATTCTATCTAAGGATTCTTTTGCAGAATTAACCTTATCTTGATCTCGTTGAGCTTGGGTTTTGGCAGCCTCATCCATTTGCTTCAAGCCTTGAGACTGGAAATTCATCGCATCTTTATCAGCTTGAGCATAATACTCTTTTGATTTTTTGAGCATTGCATCAGCATTGACTGAAAATTGCTTACTTACATCCCCCCAAGTTATAGCTGCTAAAACAGAATTTGCTGCGCTTGCAACAGCATAAAAATTACCTGCAAGTAAATTAAGAACAATTCGTATTGCAGCAATGCCATCTTGTAAAAAACCAAAAGTAATACTTAAACCTTGACCAACTCGAGTCAGAAAACTTACTTGTTCTCCTGCCTCTGAAACCTCTCCTGTAAACGATGAAAAAACTGAGAGCGTATTATTAATCGATGTACTTAGAATATCCCAAATGACTTTAGCTAAATCCATTCCACCTTGGGCAAGCTCTTTAACTGCGCTATAAGCCGACTCAATAGCATCTTTAAAACTATTAATTGTGCTCGGATCTAACTCATCAAATTGCGCTGAAACCGCTTCTACAGCACTCATAACGTCATCAAACAGCACAGCAATCCAATCTAAGTTATTACCAAGATTTCCAATCATCTCAGCCAAGCGACTTGATATGTTGTACTGTTCATTCATTGAACCAATTAATGCAGTTAAGTTATTTCTCACTTTTTGCATTGCATCAGCAGTGGAGTTTTCCATTGCATTTGCCAGTTCTAGATTATGATCTCTGGATTGAATCAATGCGTTCACTAAATCACTTAATGAAGCTTTACCACTTGCACCTAATTTTCGAATTTCAGCTTCAGACTTACCAGTGCTTTTGGCCATATCAGATACAACATTATCAGCACCGGTAATAATCGACATCCAAGCATCAGCATCTACTGATCCTTTAGCCATTGATTGAGCTAAGGCATCTTGTGCAGATTGAGCCTGATCAGCACGCGTGGCATTATGAGTAAAAGATAGAGATAAGCTTTCTGTTGCCGATAAAATCTCTTCGGTGTTATAGCCCAGTGATTTCATTGTTCCAGCAGTTGCTAAATACACTTCTTGAGCTTCGGATAACGGTCGATAGGTCGCATTCGCAAGCTCAAGTAATCTTGCTTGTACTAGATTATATTCCTCAGTGCTTGCTGTAGCATTTTTCAAACGAGCAGCCATCTGTTGGGTAGCATCAGAAGTTTGAATAAACTCTTTTGCTGTTAAACCCAATCCTAAAGCCGCTAAACCACCTGCTAAAACCCCAACCGCAGATTTTAAGTTAGAAAATCCGAGTTTTGCTTTTTCAGAAGCAGATTGTGTATTGGCTAATTCTTGATTTGCCTTTACTGAAGCTTCCTTAAACTCTTTAAATGCTTTCTCAGCTTGATCAACTTCCTTTTCAAGCTTATCAACTTCTGATTGGGCTTTTAAAATATCTTGAGGTGTGGCATTTGTAGATGAAAGTGTTTGAAGTTTTTGCTTTGCTTGATCTAAATCAGTTTTTAAAACCCCTAAAGCTTTTTCAGATACTTTACCAAAACCTGCAAAATTATCTGCTGTGATTTTAGCATTACTTCCTGCATCTTTAATTGTAGTAGTAGCTTTGTTTAAATTACTGGTTAAAGCATCTGCCATCTCAATCGTACTTTTAGGTACGATCTCGATCATATCTTTAGAGGCTGTACTTGCTTCTTTTCCTGTCTGTTTTAATTCATCGGCCAGGTCAGAAACTTTTGTTGTGGTTTCACTTGCTTGTTTATCTAAATCACTAGTTGCCTTAGTTACTTCTGAGACAGCACTCTTCGCTGATTCAGCTTTAGGCTTAAGATCATCAGGAACTATTTTACCTACTTCTTCGCCAGTTTTTTCTGAAGTATTTTTAAGTTTATCTGCTTCATCTTTAATAGTTTTAAATATAGAGCTTACAGTATCTTCAGACTGTTTAACTGCACTTACTAGACCTTTATTATCACCATCTAGAACAAGTTTAAATGATAAGTTTTGACCAGCCATAACTTTTCCTCAGGCAACAAAAAACCACCCTTGGGGTGGTTATATATGATTGATTAATTAATCTATGAATTAAAATTTATTCATGATGCTTTATTTTCTTTTGCTTTTGACGCACAGAATTCTTTCATTCTAGAAAAAAGCTCAGAGCCACCTGCAGAATTCATTTCAAATGTTCTATAACTATCGACACCAGTTGTAATTCGTATAAGAATGCGATTACTTTTTTCTATTTGTTTCAAATGTGATTGATTTAAGACTAAAACCCTATTAATTGAAGTTAAATCAGAACTTCCATATTGCAGTGGATCATTATCAAATCGAATCTCATACTCACCGATCGCACCGTCTTTGCTTATGTCTTTAATTTTTATAGGCGTATCAGAGGTAAAAACACCATTTAAACCACCGTGATACGAACAACCAATTGTAATTCCCGCATCAACAGATTTTCCTGTCTCAACATTCAAAGCCTGATTAGATAAATAGTAATTCTCTTTATCAGTCATCTTGTCTGTTTCATTCTTCATCTTCCAATTACTTACAATTGGTTTTTGAACATCATTACTAATTTTAGGATTATCTTTTACTAAATCATTATCTTTTTTGCTCAGTAGAGAATAAGCCATAAATGAAATTGCACCAACAATAATCACCAATATTACGATTAAAATTAATGGATTGTTTTTAAATTCAGCTCCACATGTCCTGCAATGCGTATCAGTAGATTTCATTGGCTTTTTACAGGATTTACATATTTTTACCCCCACAATCAACGCTCCCAAACAATTTTATAGACCACACCATTAACAATAATCACAGTATATTTTTCATTATCGACTGTGTATCTCAAATCTGTGGCAGCACGTGGACGATTATTAGCATCCCTCAAAACATAATGATATACAGATTGTGGGTTTCCGAGTTTGCTTCTAACATCCCCTTCTGAACTTCCTATTTCGATAAAATCATAAGATGTTCTAATGGATCTAACCTCTGTTCCTGCAAACGCACCACTTGAAGCAAAAAGCAAAAAAGCTAAAAATATTTTTTTCATGATATTCCCCTCATTATTTTGACAGAATATCCATTGAACTAATGTTGTGCAATGTGAAATTTAAGCTTTCTTCATGTTGTCCACATACTTACTATATGCGTTTTTATCTGCATGATATGAAACTCGCATTGCGTTACCCATAGTTAGTAATGAGTTTCTTTCATTTCGTTGCGCGGCTTTTAAATATTCTGAGAATGCCCCGAAACTGTAATTTAAAATATCTGAATGTCTATGCCCTTTACTGATCAAATACTGAAATGAATCAAACCATGTATGGTTTTTGGATGAAAGATTCTTGTTGTTAATTTCTTGAATAAAATATGCATAGTTCACATCAATAACGACTTTAAATAATTCAATAAGTTTATTTTTATTATTTAATATATCTGGTTTCAGTATAGTAACGTCAGAAGTTAAAGAACAAATCATTAAGATTTGAAATTTAAATTCCTCAAATACTTCAAATATATTCTCACTGCTAAAATCCAAATTGAGTTTTAAGCGTAGAGGTTCAGCAAATTGAGCCCATTGGTCCAGCTCACTCACCAGAACTTGCCTCACTTCAATTTCTTCATATTTTGATGTGCCGTTTAAGGCGAGAAAGAAGTCATTCATTTTAAATTCCTAAATACAGGCACAAAAAAAGACGCTTTTGCGCCCTCTGTGCCTGTAGTTTAAATTATGCTGCTGGAATCGTGACAACATGACCATATAAGCCAAGTGTAGGATCTAAACCTTTCTCACTTTCTGATAATGCTTGTCCTGAAATTTCATATTGACCAAGCTCTTCGTGAATGAGTGGAAAAGTTGTTTCTGGTGATTTTTTAGTACGCCACAAACGCACTGCCACATTTTTACCTGTAGCAGTATTAATTCCTTTAAAGAATAATTCATATTCTTTATTAAATTCACTTGCAATTGTGGTATGGCTAACAACACCAGTTGTATAACTTGCTGTAACAGGATCTGCAATTGCTTCATTAAAAATTACAGTTCCAAACACGGCATCAAGCACATATTTATCGGCTGTTATTGCCGTTGAGCCTGATTTAAATGAAACTTGTGTAAGACTATAACCATCAAGTTTGATTTCATTACCGGCTTTAACTGTTCCTAATACCTGATCAGTAACAACCGTACTTGCAATTTCAGATTTCATACCCGATAAAATGTATTGCAAATTTTCTTGGTCCACTTCTTCAAGTTTACCTTTGAAATTAACACCTGTTTTTTTGGTAAGAACGAAGTCTGTTGTTCGTTGACCAGATGTACTTTCTTCATGCTCAACTTGATCAGTCGTGATTTCAAGCTCAAATTCAGGTACGTTCCCGATATGGCGCATTTCAGCCGCCACACCATTTGCAATTTCGGATAAGTAAAACTTACCCTGTAAAGAAATATATTCCTTAGCCATCTGTTTTCACCTCTTTGCTTGGTTTTGTTTGTGCAGATGGCTTCACCTCTTCAATGATCTTATCTGCCACTAATTGTTTAATTTGGGCTTCACTTAGTCCGCCCACAATATCGTCCTTACTAAAACGCCCGACTTTTTGCCGGGCGATGTATTGTTTTGTCATGGTGACCTCTAAATAAATTTCTGTGATTCAAATATGACTGTGATGTATGTGCATGTAGGACTGTAACCCTCTTTAACATCAATAAGTGTTAAAGGTCGAGTTGAGGAACGAGGTTGCCAACCAGATAAGAGTTTAATCACATCCTCAGTGAGCTCACCCGCTTCATCATTTACAGCATTACCATTGGTCAATTGAGATTGAGCATTTCGACACGCAACTGAAACAGCCCATTGCTGCCCAAGTTGATTAACTTTGCCCGCACCTGCATCAGCCTTTTTTACAATTCTGGCAAAGTTCACATGAGCTGACGGCGTTATCTGCATCATTTCTGTGATTTTCGCTGAATTATGAGGGGTGTATATTTCCTTAAAACTTGGAATTTCTTTTAGCTTATTTGCAATTTCATCACGAACTGCGAAGAATGAGCTCATTAATAAAATCTCCTACAATATTCAAAAGTGATTCTTCATTTTCAGGATTTATCCCTAGCTGAGTACGTGGCGGTAAAACAACTTGTTTAACTCTGCGATATTGCCCACCGACATTAAAAGTGATGTATGCGCCATTTTTAGGAAGGATAAGCGCACCAAAATGAAGAGGCGCTGCATATTCAACGTTTGTACCAACCTCAACACCATTCGGCAAAACATTATAGGTATAGGAATTCATCAAAATGCCTTTATCCCTTAATGTTTGACCTCCTTGCATTTCAGCACGCCAGGATTGCACCCAAGGGTTTCCATCAACACCGATACCTTCTATAAACCTTAATTGAACTTGGTCCAGTAGCTCAGATCCAAGTTCATTAAAAAGCTTTGATTCTTCACGCTCATAAGCCCCTAATGATTTAAAGATCGCTTCAAGTGGCGAACTCTCAGCAGTGATTGTTATTGCAATAGCCATTTAACCTTCCTTGATGCTTGGCATCCTGTTGAGAATATCATCTCCAAAAACACCACCTCGATAAGTTGTACCGATTGGCATGGTTGCAGGTGAGTTTTTCGGCTTCTCTTCAGTGACTTCATTATCTTGGTTTAGGATATTGAGCACAGCTTTACCATCAGCAATCCGCTTCAAATAATCAATTTCAGCTTTATAGCGATTCTCTACTTCATCAGTAGGTTGCTGAAAGTAAAGGCGGTATCTTGCAATATTGCATGCTATTCGCTGTAAAGTGCTTGGAATGCTAGGAAGCGGTAATCTGTACTTTACCGCCACATAACTATCAATTTCCTCTGTAGCGTCCTGTAATGCTTCTGCAATCGCGCCCTCAGGTAACATCGCTTTTAAGTTTTCGACTTCATTACCAAATCGCTTAATCATATCCTCTTCAGTCGCATACATATCGCCACCTATTTGGATTCAGTTGTAGCCTTTTCGGATTGAGCCTGAGGCTGCTCTTTATCCTTTGCAGATTTTGGTTTTGAAGCATTTAAAGCATCCTGCAACTTAACTATTTCTGCTTTCAGATCTGCCACTTGAGCCTCGGCTTTATCTTTGGCATCAATAAGCAAAAGCTCATTAGTTTTCAGATCTGCCACTTGAGCAGCAAGTTCAGCCAATTGTTGAGCAGAGCCATCCTGTTTAGTTTTTTCTGGTGCTTTCTCTTCTTCAATAGCACCAGAAACTAAAAGGGCTTGAATTTGTGTATCTTCAAGCCCTTTGATTTCGTCACCAGGTCGAAAATGACCAATGGATTGTTTTGCGATGTACTTTGCCATGTAATTCCCCTTATACAAATCCACGACCACCCACCAAGCCATTTTTGTTGTTTGGCACAGCAAGAGGTGAAGATTCAGCTAACATTTGAATACTTGGTGGGTTCTTTTCCTGCCATTGGTCTAAGAAGAACTCCAACGGCTGCCCAAAAGCTTCAATATTTTGAATTGCACAGTGAGCAATCCAACCATTTGCATCGGATACTAAACCAAAGAAGTCTTCAGGAATAAAACGCTCTGCTGACCCATCCATGTTATGTGTAGCATCATAAGTCCAAATTTGAATGTTATCGATCGTTCCACGGTATTGAGGTTTAGATGGATCATCAAATGTTGGAGTAATTGGAACACTAATAGATGCATAAGGTTTAATAAATTTTTCTTTAAACTCTTCATTTTGAATCAAAGCATTAAATACTTTAGATGAAGTTAGAGCTAAATTAGGACTCACGTTGGCATGATCAACCGAGATGTTAATCATCGATTGAATATCTTTGACGGGTGTTGCATTAGCCTGATTCCATTTTACCAAAGGAGCAAAATTACAAGCTGCGTTACGCTCATAATCAACGGTATATGATGGGAAATCAGATGAAGCAAATGTCGTTTTTCCATATAACAACACATCACGAGCAATCAATAATTTACGGTTTTCAATAGATTGGCGTAAATAGATTGCTTTTTGAGCCTGATCAATTAAGAGTAATTCGGCATCACTCAGGCGATTTGAACCAGTTGCTACAATCCCATAACGGCGTAATTGACTGACTAACGCTGTGTCCTGTACATCACTAGGTACAACAGTCACCATCGGTTTTAAATAAGCGGGTTTAACAAAGCTTACTTTGCCTGACTCAGCTACATTGATCTGACGTCCTGCTACGTTTGGACTTACAAAAGGTGCAAGTGGGGTAGCAGTTTTCAGCTCACCCACAGGCACTTCTTTTTTGTTGTATGAAACACGTTGAGGAAAAAACTTATCCATCAACCACGTATCTACTTTTTTAGTCTTATCTGTGAGTAGCACAAGTTGAGGAATATCAAGTAACTCAACAGGGGCATTTTGAAATGTAAAAGTTTGGCTCATTATTAATTACCTACCACTTTTCGTAATTCAATTTTGTTTTTCAATGCTTGTGCTCGCACTGAGTCTATTTGTGCAGTGGTTAAAGAAACACCATTAACAGTGACCACATCCACATCAAATGATCCTTGCACGTATAAAGGCATTTCAAGATTATTTGCTGCATGAAATGTCGATTGATCTTGAGAAAAATCTTCAATCACAATCGCATCCCAGTCGCCTAACTTATCTCCCGTAAAAATTGGATGAGTAACCATGTTATTTTCATCAACATGAACTAAGTCACCACGCTTATAGGCAATTCCTGAAGTTGGCTTCGCATTTTCTGTACGAACCCCATTACCGACAATGAGTTGACGGCTTTCGATTGTTTCTGTAATTGTCTTACCCATGATTAATCACCTTTTTATTTGGCTGCAGCAAATTGATTAAATGCATTATCAAGTGCTGAACCTTGTGCTTGCCCATTTCCACCCTGCCCACCATTCGCTTGATGACTGAATAAATGAGCAAATTGATTTGGAATATTATTTCCCTTAGGTTGTTCAGTAGGTGGTTGTGTACCTACTGAAAATTGCTTTAATTGCTGAGCTAAGAAGTTAAAAGATACGTCATCCATATCTGTGTAAGACTTCTTCTCTTCAGCGCTAAATTGCTTGTTTAGAGATGTTTCCAAAGTTGCAATATCATCAGCACGTTTATCAGCTTTGAACTTTTTAAGTTCATTTTGTGCTGCGTCACGCTCTTCTTCAGCTTTCTTTTGAGCGGCTTTCGCCTGTTCGAGTTCAGTCACGTTAGTGTCCTCTTTGTTGAAAGTTTTTGATTTTGGGTTGTGGTTTGCTGCTACGGCGTTGGTATTGTCATCAGCACCTAATGCACAAAACGATACTTCACGAATACGACCGCCACGAAAAACAGTTATTGGTCCTTGATGAACCTTTCCATTCACTGTGACCGATGCACCTGCTTGAATATCCTCAATTGCAGATGGTTCGATACGAACAGACATTTGCCATGGAAAACCATCGTCTGAGTCCTGAGCAACCTGAGTACCAAACTCATTACTCATCAAATCACCAGTAACCTTTAAACCTGTTTGATGATCTATGGAATGTGTGTTGATTGCACCCGCTCTTTGACTTGAACGATGTTCCAGTAATGCTGGAATACGACCTTTTAACTGCATTGAATCAAGATCAAAGATGATTCGATCCCAAAACCAATGGTCAGTAATAACTTCACCGCTATAAGCGACTCCTGAAAACGTTCTTTTCTTTTTGCCATCCTCAGCACTGTCAACACTCAGTTGCCCGAGCTGGAAACAATACTGATTAGGCTTTTCAGCTTCTGGCATTTTTCATGCTCCATAAAAAAAGCCACCTGAAGGTGGCTTTGAAAGACTTAAACTAATTACTAATTTTTACTGCATTCTCTTTAAAGTTCTTTATGAACCTCTTTGCATCATTTACTTGAGATCCTCTAATCAAAAAACCTGCCGCAATTACAAACAACAGAATTGGCCAAATGATTAAATTGAAAGTTATTAAATAATTATTGGTCTTAATACTTTCTTGATATAAATTATGATAGAAATTGAAATTCAATAATGGGGAGATTGCTAGAAAAGCAAATATAACATATCCAACCAAGTAGCCCACCCTTTCTCTTTTTGTAGAATCTTGAAATAGGTGTGTAATATTACCCTTTGAATTTCTTAGAATTTTAATATACTTTCGATTATTAATAAAATATTTTATCCAATACTCCATATCTTCGAAGTTATAAAAATATATTGCCTCCCTGAAAGTAATCTTCTTAGACATAAAAGTCTGTTGTGTGATCCTATCTTTTATTAGCATAGAACAATCAGAGTTTATAATAGATACAAATTTCTCAGATGAATTTACATCATCTGAGAATTCATCCTTAGGATGTTTTTTGATCGAGCTTTTTATATTTATAAAAGCTACTAGAATAGGGACAAAAATTGGTCCTATTACTGCGAGAAGTTTTAAAAAGAATTCCATTATATTTTAACTTAACTTATTGAATGTTAAATTTAATATAAGTTCTTAATGTTTTAAAGCTTTTAAAGTAAAAACCATCTCCACATTATTTGAGGAAATTGAAACGACTTCAAACGATAGACCTAATCCCAACAACGTGCCTTGACCTGCATTCAATTTAGCTAGATCAATACCCAAGCCCTTTGCATTTTCAATTTGAATCATGATGTTAGATTCACCTGCGATAAGCAAAGGTGAGTCCAGAGTGATGACTTTACCCACTTCCATTGATGCAACTTGAGTCAAACTCGAAGATCCTGAAATGACTTCACTCGTATTTGCTGATATTGCTTGAATCTTAGACATATCCTCTTTGATCCAACGCTTAAGCACATCCTCTGCAAGATTGATTGAAGGTTGATTAAGATAGCTTGTAAGCCTGTCATCATTTCCCTGCACGTAATCAATGAAAGTTTTGATTGCACTTGGTCTTATTTCAGGATCTAAAGGAATGACTGTATCTGAAATTACTTTAAATAAATCTCGGCTTGAATCTGTCATCGGTGCAAATAGATCAGCCAATCTTGACGATGCAGTCCATTCAGCTTGAACTACTTTCTTTTGCTCTAAGAGATAATCTTTATCTAAAATCGTTTCGCTGATTTTAGTGTCTACTAATTTCGACATATCCCCATAAGTCATAGGACTTGTAGACCATCCCATTTCTTGAGCAACTTCGGGCAGATCCTCATCCGAGGTAATACCGTATTTCTTCGCCTGAGCTTCTGTAAGCGCAATCACAGTACATCGACACATAAAACCCCACGGCGGGTAATACAACAGCCAAAATGGGTCATCTATGTGACGTATGATTTTGTTTAATGCCAAATGCTCTGGTCGAACCCGGCTATCATCAATAGCCGAGTACATCAAATACGGCTTTTTAGTTTTGTTTCGCTGTTGTTGCTCCCAACGTCCATGGCTGTAAGCTGTCTGTATATTGGTTCTAAAAACATTACTTAAATATGATTCACTTAGAATAATGTCATTATCAGCAACGTACTTTTTAAAATCCTCAAAAGTCGTACCATCGGCAATGGCTTTATTAACCCCCTTAATCACTGTTTGAATTTGCTCAATACTCGATAAAAACCCGACCGTTGTTGCCAATTGTCGGGTCTTTAAGTCCATCGAATAAAATTCATCAGGTAATGCGATCTTTCGGGATTCAGCGAATTTTAATGCTTCAAGAAAAGTAACAGGTTTCATGGTACACCCACAATAAACACCTTAAAGCTTCGGTGAAAATAATCATTTCACTAATCTTTTAAGATCACTTAAAGTCAAAAAAATAAAATTAAATAAAATAAATAAACCAACCAGTAATAGTATGAACAACAAATAAGCTAACCCTAAAAAACTTTTACTCACATAAAAATTATCAGATAAATAATTAATAATTTGATTTCCGTTCCTTACAAATATGAAAATTACTATAGCCATAAATAGAGAAGAAAATAATGCAGAAGCAATTTCTTTTACATACTTAACTCTATTGATTTCAAGCTTGATAATTTTTTGCTTTTCATCGTATGTTTTGATTAACATCTGGTCCCAAAAAGCAACCATTGGGGAGATTATTTCAAAATTTATAAAACTAGGATGCCTTAAATAATAATCAGCAAATTCAAATGTAACCAGACCACTTCCTGTTAGCTTTTGAGCGGCAGAATTCAGAAGAGCTCTTTTCTCATTTGAGTTAAGATCCTTATTGGCTTCAATTAATTGAATCTCTTTAAAATATTCTTGACGACGTGATAATCTTTCATCTGCTTTTTTAAATTTATCTTTTCGATTGATATACAACTCTATTAATTTTGTAATCTCTATCATATAAAGCACCTAAATTATAAAATTCTGAAGTCACTGAGATTTTATATTTAAAATCAGACTTTGTAACTTATTCTTCTGCTGAAACATAACCAAAAACACCAGCTGTAAACAAAGCCTGTTCTAAATTCGCTGTAAATTCTGATTGTGTTGCACCTGGTATTAACTGCATTAAATTAAAAGCCAACTCCTCAGGCGATTTACTACTTTGAATCAGCTCATTTACTTGTTTCTGATCGAGCAATTTAATCACCTCTTGAGAAGTTGTAAGCTCTTCAACTTCCATCTGATCAGCAGAAAGATTTTGCTTACCTGCTTTAAACTTGAAAGGTAGATTAGGTAATGCTTTGAATTGAGCAGATGATAGTGGTTGAGATTCGACAATATCCCCATCTTGCAAACCATACTCACGTTGAAAATATTGAGGAGTAAAATTTGCTCCAGCATTTTTTAAGTTCGTATCACGTTCAGCTTGATCTTTATTTAAAGCCTTAGGTTTTTCACCTAACATGATTTTATGCTGTTCCCATCCATTCAAATTACACAATGCATTCATTGCCGCTTGTAATGTTGGGGTTACCAAACGAATATCAGATTTTAATTTATCAGCTCTGACATTCTCATGAACCTGCCCTAATGCATAACTCCCTTTTCCATCTGTTCCACTGGTCAACGTTTGCCCTAAAATCACTTTTTGCATTTGTTGAGCTAGTGTCTTGTTAAACATCTCAAATGCAGATCCAGCAGTACCGCTTGCGCCTGAAGTTCCTAAAACTTGAACATCATCTTCAGAATCAATTGATAAAACACTTTGAGCATGAGCATTAAGTAATGCTTGGTTCATATCTTCTGTTTCAGTGTCTTTACATTTACCTAAAAGGATCGGTGTTCCAAATCGTTCAAGAAATTTAGCCCAAAACTTAAATCCATTTTGTTTAAAGAAAAACAACCAATACAGCGTTGATAAAAGCGCCTTTCCAAATGGCTGCTCATAAGTTGCTTTACGGCGTGTGAGGAAGAATTTAAATACCTGATCGACTTCCTTTTCATTACCACCACCATCTTGGCGATATATCAATCTTCCATCATTTTTTGGCTCGAACCATTGCATTGGTTTTTCACCCACCCACTTGAATCCTATATAGCCATCAGCTTTTAACTCATAAACTGCCTCTTGAACTGAATATCCAAAGAACAATGCATTTAATGCGCCTGAAGCAATTTCAAAATACCATTCGTCAAATTCTGCCTTTAGCTTGATAGCTTCTGGAGTATCACTAGGTTCAATTCTGAAAGGCGTTGCAAGCAAAGCATCTATTCGAGTTTCAATGGCTTGAGCTATCTCATCATCATCAAGCAATACACTTAATCTGTGACGTGTAATACCTGCCTTTCGTAAGACCTCATCATTATCTGGTCTTCTTCCAAAATGAGTAAAAAAATTTGAAATCGCTTCTTGAGTGTAAAGACTTCCATGGGACAAAGCCTTCTTAGAATCTTTGCCCTTTTTAGACTTTGCCATAATTTTACCTTTAATAAGTTCGACTTCCTGCACCTGCAGGTTTTTTACCAATCCTTGCCTCGTTAAGCTCTGTAAATCCATCACTACAGCCATCTACTTGGTCATCGTGCGTGCCATTAGGAAAATTCCTTAATTCTTCTATTAAGGCTTTGTTCCACTCACCCTTTAACATCTTCACGTTGCCAATATTGACTTGAGCGGCAAAAGGTTGTGCACGAGTAATTTTATCCCCTGAAACCGTTTCAGCTTTTACATTGAATCCACTTAGCATTGTGATAAAGTTTTTTGCTTGAGACTTACCTGCTTGACCAGGATCTTGTGGCAAACGAATTGCCACTGACTTTCCATCCATTTGAGCAGTCTGCTTAATTGTGTTCTCAACCCCATCTGGACCCCACCGACCACGAACCATATCAATAATATATATGACGTTTTCCCTAGTCTTTAACATGCGTGGACCTGCTGTCCAATCTCCCTCATTTTCTGAGGCAGCCAAATCCCAAGCACGAACTTCTTTTATAAATTCTGCAGGAACAGCATCCACAATCTCAATTCGGTCAGGTTTAAAAAAGCCACCTGCAGGTGGTGATGGTAATTGCCGATACTGCCCCGAAAATACATAAGGTGCTGCATCTTCCATAACTCTTAAACGTTCAATCGAATGCTTAGCAGGCCACAATGCGGAACCATCATCTTGTATCGCAGGTAAACACAAGTGTTCCCACTCTTCACCATTTCCACCATCAAGTAACCAGCCTGCAAGATCAGATTCATGCAAACGCTGCATAATTACGATAATCGGCGTATCAGGTGAGTTGGTTCGTGATTCAAGCGTGTTTTGAAACCACTCAATAACGTTACTTCGAATAGTATCTGAACTAGCCTCACTAGCTTTGTGCGGATCATCAATAATGATTGCACCACCAAACTCCTTTCTGATTTTACCTGCACCAAAGCCCGTGATCGTTCCGCCTGTCCCCTGAGCATAGCAGACACCCCCAGCAACAGTACGCCAATCATCTTTAGCTTTAGAATCATCACGCAGTTTAAAATCAGGAAAGATCTTTTTATATGCTGTTTCCTGAACCAAGTTACGAGTCTGAAAAGCATTATTGGCTGCTAAAGTTGCTGAATAACTGATATGGATAAACTCACAATCTGGCACTTTACCAAAGCACCAAGCCATGAAGTTTATAACGGCTAATTCGGTCTTAGAGTAACGCGGTGGAATATTTATAATCAGCCGTTTTGTTTCACCACGAAATACCTTCATCAAAGCATCACAGATAACTCGATGATGCCAGTTGTGCATCCACTTGTATTTCCGTCGCTCTTTGAACATATAGCGTGAAAAAAAATATAAGTCCTCTTGTGCTTCAACTTGAATTGCCAATTCTCTCGCATCAGTATTCATCTAGAATCTCCTTGCGAGCCTCCTTAAACGCTTCAACTGAAACATTTTGATTCTCGGTTTTTATTGCTCCGCCATTTGCGCCTGTATGTTCTTGACGTGTGACACGACCATCAGTCTCCTGAAATGCTTGTTTAAGCAAGTTTTGTTTTAATCTCTTGTTTTTACCTGACTCGTTGTACATCTTTTGAAGTTCATTAAGACGAAATGCTTTATTTGCGATCGCTATATCTTCAATATTTTCTCGAAAATCTTTCCGCGTACGCTCAAACAAATCTTTTAATTTTTTGCTTAGATTACGTCCAGCCACTTTGGTTGGATCGTAAACTGCTACCTGTTGCCGGGTTATCTCAATATTAAAATCTTGCTTTACAGCTTCGACTACTTGTAAAGGGGTTTCAAAGCAAGCAAGAGACTGAACTATAAAGATTTTCACAGGCTCTTTAAGTGCTGCCATAAACTCACCTTCGTATAGCTACGTATAGCAAAATAGCCAAAAAAAAGAGCCTCAAGGCTCAGTTAATTAAACACGTTCCGCAGCATTTTGTTATTTCCAAGTCTGAAACAAACGGCGGGTTTTGTGCGACTGCGACCATTCGCTTAACGTCTTCACTTGCTCCCCAGCGTTTGACCACTCCTATAAATTCCTCAACGTCATGACCTGCTAAATAATGCTTAGGTAAGCCTGTATGATCGCTATAAACTATTTCGCCATCCTCATCACGCTCTACACCAATGTGATACAGCTCATGCTCAATCAAAGCACAAAATTCACGATCGTTCGCACGTTCACAAAAGCTTGCATCTACAGTGATGAGATAAACAGGCACAAACCCAAACCAGTCTCGCATTTGTTGTTCTTGCCGAGCTTTACGCCATCCGCCCTGGTTAAACATTACCTTTTCACATTGACCTAATACCATCCGTTTTTTTGCTAAGGCTGCAGATGAAGCCCAAGCAAATGCTAAAAAGGTTTCATCATCATGAAGTAATTCAGCAATGTGATCATGGTCAGGATTATGCAATACACCGCCAAGCGTCAGAAAGTTGGTTACTACCCATTCTTTTAGATCCGCTGCAGGTGCCAAGCGAATCGCTTCCTCTTCCTCAGCTTGGTCTATCAACTCTGTGGGTGGAAATGGTCTAATCTGTTCCATTTTCTAAACTCTCTAATTGTTCTTTAATCCAATTAATCACATGACCTGAAAGAATCGAATCAGGATGAAACCGATCAATCTTATAGCCCATATCTTCAGCTAAATCGTATTTACTGAAAGCATTTGCTATCTTCTTACCGCCACGACCCATTGCCCGAGGGCTACCAGCAATCTCAATGAGTAAATTCAGTTTGACAATATAGAAATCAAATCGCCAATTTCTAGTTGATTCGAATTGAAACTTGCGGCAATACCCTATTAGGCTTTCTTCTAATTCTTGAAATAAAGTTTCTTCAGCTTCTAAATATTTTTGGGTTGCCTTGGGTATTGGTCTTGTTCTTGGTTTTGTTTTAATTGGCTTCTTTTTTGTAAGGCTGGTGTATTGGTTAATTTCCATCAAGGAATCTCCAATAAAAAAGCCCACAAATAGAAGTGGGCTTCGTAGATCGGCATGTCGCGAACTCATGCTCAGCGTTAACTGTTTAAGTTTTAAAACTTTTGAAGGGAATGCGCTATTCCTATAACAACTTAAACACTACCGTTTCGCATACGGATTCGATCAAAAGCAATATAACACTATAATATAAAAATATCTAAGAAAAATTAAACAATTTATGTAAATATTCTAAATATAATAAAAATTTAGAAATCAATACTCAATAATCCATTTGTTGATCCTATGTTAACAAGAAAATTTTAATATTTCTTGAGCAGGATTGTTTATTAACATTATTTCTTTTTAATTGTTAAATTCAGATATATCTTGTTGATATAAAGATTATTAAAGAACAATTATCTACAAACCTATCTCACAAAGACCGTAGTGTAAGTACAATTAAAGCTTAGCATGACATCTCCACTCAATACTTTAAGAAGATTAAAATGTCATTTAAGAGTTTTTCACAAAATTCAGATCAAACAAAATCAGATACTAAGCCTGGTGATCTCGAAAAAGACAAGGAAAATACACCTCAAGCAACACCAGGAGTAACCCCACCTAACCCCAATAAAGGACCTAATGAAATTAAAGAAGATACTCAAAACCAACCTAAATAATGTTGTCAATTTAACAAAAAAACTTATCGAGATACGATAAGTTTTTCTTTATAAAAAATATTAATTTAATTTTTAAATCAGATTATACATTGTGAATAGATTAAACTATATACCTAAAAAAACTTCTGTTATAAATTCAGGATGAGCTGATTTATATATAATCAATTTTCTTTTTTCAGTTTCTAAAAATATTTTAGGTTCTTCAGACCAAGTTGATTTACCTGAGTCTAAACCTGAATGCATCAAAGCCCATTCTGATAAACACCCGTAAATAAACGTATTATCAGCAAATACCCATTTCGCCTTATCACCTTTTATGTTGGTAAAAACCTTATATGTTGGTAAAGACCCAAATACACTAATTTGTGTGTAACGGTATTTAAAGATTTCAGGCATAGAATAGATTACTTAAAAGGCAGATCAGTATAACATGTTGTGAAGCTAAACGGATTGCACAGCGTCACAAATCCAAGTTGATTCTTGAGCTAACGATTTTTCATGAGACGATCCTCAATAAATTACTTGTGCACGTCACAAGCACCTTTATAAATTTCAAGTAACAAAAAAACCAAAAATGTGAGCTTTTCAAGGCTAGTGAGTTTCTAAATCATCGTTGCAATAAAAATTTCACTTGAACTGTATATGTTCAAGTTACTACAATCACAACAAAAACTACCCTTAGGGCTTTACGATATTTTTTAATTCAATTTGGTGATAAGCTGATATGTTATTGAGTATATTTTCTCATTTATCTGCTTATTCAATTTGTAGAAATATGCAACTAATCCAATAAAAACAAAAGCATATATGATTACTACCCAAAGATAATTAATCACCCACATTAATAAAGAATGATTAATAACTGCAGCATCAATGTTAAATCCAAAGTTGTTTGCGTAACGACTCCCAAATAGAAAAATACTGTAAATTAGAATTGGTAGTGCTAAAAGCCCTGTACTTAAATTTACTAATTTTCTTTTTTCCTGAAGACTACGGAATTCACTCTCACCGAGATAGTTCTCAATTTCAATTATTTGATCATTTAGATCATCTTTTGAGGTTATTGGCAGACGATGCTCATCTATAACGTAATGTAATTTTTTTAATATTTCAGCATTATCTAATGTTTCATTCAAAATTTGAAAATTGCTCATATTACCTTTTCATTTTTTCAAAAAATGTAATGCTAATATCTACAGCTAAAAATATCCTTTATTTTTACAGAAAAACTACTTTTGTTATATGTGGAAGTGCAGCACTTTTGATTGGTCTAAAATGTAAAAAGCCCACCTTTCGATGAGCTCTAAAGCTAGTGAACTCTATTAGATAACAGTAATACCGCTAGCTTGTGGTCCTTTTTTCCCATTAGATACAGTAAATTGAACACGCTGACCTTCAAGAAGAACTTTAAAACCATTGCTTTGAATCTCACTGTAATGAGCAAAAACATCTTGACCATTATCTGTTGCGATAAATCCAAAACCTTTAGTTTCATTAAACCACTTAACGGTACCAGTACTAATATCTGACATATATAATTCTCAATAATTTAAATGATAGAATAATTCTTTATAAAACAAACATTTTTCATATATAAGATAAAAAGTATTCATTTAAAAAATAATCTATTACGAAGAATATACATTAACTACTGTCGAATAGCTAGGTGGTTAAAAAATCAATTTATAGAGTTGATTCAACCCAGTATAAAAAGATTTTCCATCAATGTTTAATAAGCACTCTTGTCCCGATGTTAGTTGAATTTTTTTACCAACTTCAACAAAAATGACACCATTTACATTATTTTGTTTACGCTTGAGAGGGATAACCTTAACTTCAATCTCTTCGCCATTGTTTGCTTTAGCAAACATCCATCCATTTAATAAATTCACAATATACTCAATCATTTGAGCTTCAGTAAAATGTGTGAAATCTAATTACGATTAACATTCAGAATTGGAATAACTTCTACTTAGAAGTAAATTCTCTAAAATTTTACATCAGCATATTTAAAAAAAATTAGTGAAGTTGACTAATTCATCAACTCATTTAAGACATTAACCATTTAATTATAAGAGTTATTTTAAAACTTCTCTCGAAGAAACAACTAGCAATATTAAATATTTTACTATCAAAATAAAAAAACCTAAAAAGCATTAAGCAATCTAGGCTATAAACACTAAAACTTTTCGTGGTAGCGGGAGCTGGATTTGAACCAACGACCTTCGGGTTATGAGCCCGACGAGCTACCAGACTGCTCCATCCCGCATCAACGAAATGCCTTTATACGCCTTAAAGCTTAGGAAAGCAAACTTTATTAAAATTATATTTATTCATAAATCGACTACTCATCACAAATCTAACTGAAGCGTCCTCACTTTCTACAATTCCAAACCATAACTGCAAAATTCACAACTTCACGCTCATTTTCCCAATCCAATTGATTGTATTCATCTTCCAGTGGATGTGACCATGGACCAATATCGCAACTTGGAGAAGTTGCACCACATTCATGGCAGCTTGCTTGAGCACTCCATTGAGTTTGTTTTTCTCCACAAACTTCGAAATCTATAATTTTAGAATCAACAACGATTGAACTACTTCCACACCACGGACATGGATCTGCTTTTACATCTGGACGCATATTATTTTCTTGATCAGAATGCCAACGATTTTCCATGTAAGCCTCATTATTATTTATGCAAAAAAAAACCCACTTCATTCAGAGTAAAAGTGGGTATATAAATCAAAATATTGTGGATTACCATAACTTCGTCCACTATAGCAGAAATATGCCATATGCCTTGCGCAAGGTCAATACTTAAAAATAATTCAATAAGGTTTAATTTCGCGTCTATTGATTTCTAAATACCCTTTCTCATCTGTCTCGCTCTACGAATTAGACCTAATATCTCTTTACGATCTATTATTTCATCATCGCTATAAGGTAAGTTTCTCATCAGTTCATTGATTGGCAGATTGCTATTCTCGATGAGATAACAGTCTTGCTCAGTAGTCCAGTTCGATATTGGAAATTGATGTTTTTTGCGTTTTCTTTTCATATATGTATTTTAATCAAATTTCGAACATTTAAAAAGTTCATTTTTATATGCTTTATTTTCAAAAAACAATCAAATAATTAAAGATGAATCATTGAAATCAAATAAAAAATACCCGTTTATTGGAGAAAACGGGCATATAAAATTATTAAGGTTTTGTAGCAAACTAATTTAGTTCCAAAAAACTGAAATTACAAAGTTGTTCTCTACTGTGTTTACTTTAACTTTATATCCAGCATCTTTGAATTCTTCACTCAACTTTTCAACTTCTTTAAAATTTATCAACTTCGAAATACGTTCACTTGCATATAACTCACCTTCATCAGCTCTAACTCGAATTTGATTTTTAAAATATTTTTTAAATTGTTCAATTGAACTTAGGTCAATTAAATTTGAACTATTTGCTATATCAGCTGATAACATTGAAAAACCCTCAATAAAATTAGTAATACAGTTTAAAATTTCAATCACAGCCAGTGATGAATTTCTTAAACTGTATATAGTAATCATCTATATTTTAATTACTTTGAGGCAATGACGACATACGGTCAGATGACCATCTGTACAGTAGTGCGTGTCAACTACCTGATGTGAACCTAAGAAGCATTTGAAATATTGAACCATATTATTTACTCCTTCTAAAGCATATGTTTTTCTAAGCTAATAATTAAAATTAAGATTAGAAATAATGAAAATTTAAGCAACTCAAGACATATAACTATGCATAAAGAACATGCATAAAATAAAATGTGATATGTCTTTTATTTGATAACATTATTATTGTTATTTATCTGTTGGTATTTTATTTAAAAAAAAGCCTATTCAATACAAATAGGCTCTTGGAAACTTACAAATTAGACCAAAGTGATACCACTTGCTTGTGGTCCTTTTTTTCCCTCAGTAATCGTAAATTGTACACGTTGACCTTCTAATAAAACTCGAAAGCCGTCAGCTTGGATTTCACTAAAATGAGCGAATACATCTGAACCATTATCTACAGCAATAAAACCAAAACCTTTAGTTTCATTAAACCATTTAACAGTACCAGTTGATAAATTTGACATATTTTTCTCGTATAATTAAGTAAAAGTTTTTTAGTTCAGCATTTTGTATTCTTGATCAGTTAACACTGCAACAAATGCATCCTCAACAACAACCCACCGATTTTCAGGAATCCATAACTTCTTTCTTTCATTAAGTATCAGAAATAATTGATTTGGATTTTCTAAATCTAATGAAAAATCTAGCCCTAATGTTATTGCAGCTTTCAAAAAATCATTAGTATTTCTAATAAAGAACGACTTCATTAAAGGTCCCTAAAAAAATACCCACATAGAGGTGGTTCAGTGGGTATATAAATCATGAAACAAAGCAAATGAAAGATATACTAAGTTCAATACGTTGAAAATATTACATATTATTTTTAAGTGATCAATGAAAGCTATATGTTCAATAATTTAATTTTTCATTTAAAATCAATAACTTTATCTAAAATTAGATACAAAGTGTAATATTAATATACATACACGCAACAATTTCTTGTGATGAAAAACACCAAATTTTCAATAATTTAGATTGAATATACTTTATTAAATATGATCTTTTGTTGTCTTGTATTTCATACAATTTGATTGCCTTACTTAGCACTGTTCTATACTATTTTTATGAATTATGAGTTTCTCTGTCTTTTATGTCTGATTTACAACTTTCTTTGAGTGAATACTTATCTACAGTTCAAGAGGTTATACGTGTAGCTTTTGAAGAATCTGTTTGGGTTAAAGCTGAAATTAGAAACCTAAGTATCAAAGGTGGTCATTACTATTTAGAATTAGCTGAAAAAGAAGAAGATACAGATAAAATTATTGCAAGTTGTAAGGCAACAATTTGGAAATTCAGTGCTGCAAAAATGGTTCTGAAATTCGAAAGTGAAAGCGGTATAGAATTATCTCGAGATTTAAATGTTTTAATCAAAGTTAAGGCTGTGTTTAGCCCTCAATATGGGTTTTCAGTTAATATTGAAGCGATTGATTCTAGTTATACACTAGGTGATATTGCACGGCGGTATCAACAAATTTTAGAAAGATTAACTGCTGAAGGATTAGTTCACAAAAATAAATCAATTCCAACACCTTTTGATATTCAAAATGTCCTGGTAATCGCTCCTGAAAATGCTGCAGGCTTAGGTGACTTCAAGAAAGATGCTGATGCACTTCAAAAAGCCGGTGTTTGCAATTTTGTATACCACTCTGCCACATTTCAAGGAAACACCGCAGCATTAAGTATTGCTGAATCACTGTCGAATGCTTTACGGCAATGGGCTAAAGAATTTAGTTCTGCCCCGGATCTAATTGTAATTATTCGAGGTGGTGGTGCAGTTAATGATCTTGCATATCTGAATGACTATGATTTAGCGGCCCTACTCTGTAAACGTTCAGTCCCTATCTGGGTCGGTATTGGCCATGAAAAAGATCGGACCATTTTAGATGAAGTAGCTCATCGTTCCTTCGATACTCCAAGTAAAGTCATTGGAGGAATTCGAAATTTAATCGTGGATCAAGTACAAGACGTAATAGATTCCCTAAATAAGATTAAACTTTTATCACAACATCAGATATCAGCTTACCAAAGCCAAAATGATCAATACATGAAAGTAATTAAAACACTCTCTCATGGTCAGATTAATGAGACAAAAAAGAGCTTAGATTTGATAAAAGGCACAATTCAATATTTAGCCCAACAACAACTTATATTAGCTTCCACGCAAATTGATGGTTTGCTTCGAGAAACCCTACTGCAGAATCCAAAAAATGTTATGGCTAAAGGCTATAGTATTGTCAGAAGCAATGGACATGCAATTCGATCTATTCAACAAATTTCAAACGATAGCATCCAAGTTGAATTACAAGACGGTTCTATTGATGCAAAAGTAAAAAAGGTGCACAGTAATGACTAAAAAAGAATTAACCTTCAAAGAAGGCTATGAAGTTCTCAAGAAAAATGCAGAACTATTAGAATCTCAAGAAGAACCTGATATCGATAATTTAATGAAAATTGTTGAAGAGTCTATGTCAGCTTACAAAGCCTGTAAATCACGAGTAGATGCAGTTCAACAGGCATTGAACGAAACGTTTAAAGAGTAAATCTGGAAAATATATAATTAATTGAGTAATCATTTTGAAAACAAATTTTAATTTAGATCTTGCACTTTTTTTTACATCACTATCAATTATTCTATATTCTTGTCTTTTTTCACCTATTACTAATTTAACTATCAAAGATGAAAAAATAACCGAGTGGTACAAGCTTAATAAAATCAAAGAGCCAATTACAAAAAATATTAAAATTCTTATATGTGGCAAATCTAAATGTTTAGTTGCAGTAGAAGTTCAACCGAAACTTATGTTTACAAATCAAAATTTACCAGTAATTAAATCAAATTTACTCACCACAATTAATAACGATAATTACTCAACTTTTTAACTAATATATAATAAAACTATAACGGCAATGCAAAGCAGCCAACCCACACTTTACATCGGAACGTACATCGTATTGAGTACGTTCTTGTGTCACCATCTCTGACCAGGAACAACCATAAAAATATCGACTAATCACAGCATCCATCCAATCATCTAATATTTCAGATTGTCCTTGTAGATCTAAAATTAAACGTTGTACAGCTCTCGCCTCGTTATCATTTATTTCACATGTTAGACGAGTCTTTCTTGGCTTTGCTTGTCCAATATCTTCCATAAGATAAGCAGTAATAATTTTTAATCTTTGTTCAGGGCTCAATTTTTTATATTTCTTCTCTTTTACAGCATTATCCATAGCTATAGCGATTGGATTTACACTTTTTCCTGTAGGTCCTGTATTGGTATATAACCAGGCACCAAATTGATATAACCAGCCTTCTAAGTCAAAACGCGACCAATCAACTGTTTGTAAAATATGTTGTGTTGCGACTGCCGTGCCCATCTTTATAAATCCCCTACCATAATCTCTATCTGTTGAACCGCTAAACCTGATTTGACTTGCTCTGTACTAAACCGTAATACCTGATATCCCATTAACACAGCAGCGTTGTACTTCTCCATATCACCGATATATCCCTTTCCTCGAGTGTGACGTCCGTTACTCCAAACACCACCCTCAACCTCAACCAATATCTTCTTGCCTACAATGTGAAAATCTGCACGCCACTTACGTTTTGGATAGAATTTATATTCCTGTTCAAAGCTAATTTTTAAAACTCTTAACTGGTTGGCCAATATTGATTCACCGATACTTTCACCTAGATGATCTTCAACTCGAGTACTGCTTTTGTGCTTTGATTTCTTCCTGGTTTTCGTACCATAAAGTCTTTTATATTCAGCAATTGAGATGCTCTCCACCTAAGCCACTCCTCTGCTCTTTGATTTAAATCCAACTGCCTGCAGGTGTGATTTCCAGTTTTGGAGTTCATTTGGATCTGAAAGTTTTGCAGCAATCCGGCTTGCCAGTTTTTCAAAAGATTCACCAGGCACACTGAATTGATTGATTACGTCTGGAAGTTGAGCCAATTTGTTGGCAAAAACATAAATCTGCTGAGGTGATGAGAAAAATACAGAATCAGATTCACCAGTGGATTTTCCATTTTGCGCTTTTTCGTATTTGTGACGGTTTCTCAAAAGTGTGTCAGCGAAGTGGTAAATCAAGAGATCATCACAAAGATCCTTGTCAGCATTGAAAAGTTCGAAAGCTCGTTTTTCACGTTCGAACCAACTTGCTTCGATAATCGACTTTGGCACTACCGTGGGATCGGCTTGATCTAATTCCCAACAAAGTTTTTTCAAACAAAGCCAGTCTTTTTTATTTTTAGATTCTAATGAGAGATTCCTTGGGAGATTCTGTGTCCCAAAATTGGTACTGGTCTCGGTACCAAAATCGGTACTGGTTCCAGTTCCATTATTGGTACTAGTACCGTTTTTGGAACCAGTGCCTAAATCAACACCAGTGTCATTTTTGGTACTAGTCCCCTTTTTGGTATGGGTATCTGAACTATCTTCACGTCCAAATACACCAATTAATTGATAGACTTTTACGCCATTCCCTTTAATTTCACCTGTGAATTTAATCAAACTTTTGAGTTCAAGTTCATCTAAAACTTTGATAATCGTTTTACGATTTAGCGTGGTGTCTTTCTCTAAGCGCTTTAAACTTGGGAAGCACTTATGATCATCCCCAGCTCGATCTGCAAGAGCTAAAAGCACAAGCCTTTCACTTGCACATGAGACTGTAGCTTTCCAAGCCCATACGGTCGCATCTAAGCTCATAATTCACCGACCTTTGGCTTTACATATCCACCAAATGAAATGACCTGTTCAGCTTTGATCAAGCTCGTAATAACCTGATGTGCTAACCAAATTGTGATCTTGAATCGATAAGCCATCTTTTGAGCCAATTCTTCCTTGGTTACAGCTGCATTTTCTTCGTTGTAACCACGCACTCTTAAATTGCCTTTTTTGATATCATGAATTTGATTCAACAAAAGCAACGTTGGTTCATAAAAAGATTGGATTTCCTGAGTCTGTTTATGTTCAGGTTTAGTTTGAAAATGACTATTCATGAAACCTCCGCAATCGATTGCTCAATTTCATCTAAACGGCGTTTATGAAAAAGCTCAGGCAAAGTGGCAGATCGTATCTCATTTTCTTTAGCCAATTGCCCATTTTCCAATAGATATAGATCGTTCGGTTGATAAACTTTTATAGTCTGTAAACTATTAATTTTGATGTGATTCATAAATACAACCACATCACCTTTCATGAATTTGCTTATATAATTTTCATGTGATAGATTCGATGTCATTCGATACTCCTTGAAACCATTGAGTAATTGATACCGTGTGAACTACGGGAAGCCTGACCTCGAACATCAGGCTTTTTCTAATTGCAAAGCTGATAAATACTTTGCGCATTCTGATTTCATAGCTTGGCGTAATGCCCTGATATTCAATTCAAGTTGTTCAAGAATTTGATCTGTTTCTTCCATTTCATTTGGCGTTACAACACCATCAGCCATGACATCATGAACTTGTTGATTAATCTGACCAACATTGATGTTTGCTCCCAATAAAGACTCCAAAACACTTAAGTGATGTTCCTTTCCATCAGCATTACCTACAGGCACTAACATACATCCAAGCATATGAGCCCAAACCTTCAAATTTGCGGGGTTTTGCGTATACACAAGTGCAGATTCAAAAGCTTTAAGGCTTGGCAAATGCATATCCATGTTTGGGTTTGCATAATTCAAAACAGTCTTATGCGAGACGCCAAGTACATCCGCAACATCCTTTGGTGTTATACCTGTTGAATGGTGAATCATTTTGTGAAGAGCGGTTTTTGTTTCTTTAGAAATTTCCATATGTGAATCCTTGTTTTTATTCACGTTTACCTTTTCTTTCTTTAGTAAGAAATTAGGCTTATTAAGAGCTAATGCTATTTAATCCTTGGCGATCAGCAATCAACTCTCCATTGGTTTGAATTTCAAATACAGCTTGAGTTTTAAGAGGGATTTTTTTTCGCCAATAACTTATTACAGATCTATCTTTATTAAGGATTCGAGCAAGATCAGCATCGTTTTTAGCCTGAAAGTGATTTTTAAGATCATCAACAGTCATGTTTAGTTTCCAGAACAATTTGTTTATTTAATTGAACTATAAGTTTAGGAACATGTCAATTTTATTGTTTAGTATTTTAAACAAATATTAGGTTTTTCAATTATGCAAACCACGTCTGATAGAATTTCTTTACGAATGCGCCAACTAGGTCTACAGCATAAAGATTTAGTTGCTGCGACTGGAGCAAGCAAGGGAACTGTTACCAATTGGATTAGTGGTGTGAATAATCCAACTGGAAATCGATTAATTCAGTTAGCCCAAGTTTTAGGGACTACATCTGAGTGGTTGTTAAATGGCACTTCCCCTGAGTTTAGAGACTCAGAAAGTATTCATTTCGCACCAGTTGAATTTATAAGTGCAAATACAAAAGGTCGCGTAACGAACGTACGTATTCCCATATACAAGGATGTTAAAGCTTCATGCGGCACAGGAATTCAAAACTTTTTAGAGGATGCTAGTGAGTATCTTGAAATAGATCCGCAGATATTAAAACTAATGGGTATACAGACCAACCCTATTAACTTGCGTATTATTTACTCAGCTGAATATAGTATGTATCCAACCATTGCTCCTGATAGCCCTTTATTTGTTGATATTTCTGATAAAGATCCTGATGCAATAAAAAATGGAAGTGTTTACGTTTTCACTCATAATCATGAATTACGCATGAAACGAATTTTTGTAAGTTATGCAGGTTCAAAAACAGTTAAGCTTACAAGTGATAATCCTGATAAAAACAGATATCCCGATGAATTTATTACAAATGAACAGTTGAATGAGATCAACTTTGTTGGTCGTCTAGAGCTAGCTCTAGTAAAACCATAATTACAACTAAAATCTTTAAGAGAGAAAGTATTATGATCGCAACACTTAATAAGTCTAAAACTGCTCTGACAATTAATCGCCAAGATTTTAAATTGGCTTTATCTAAAATTGGTACAGGTATTGATAAACAAATCGCCTCACTAAAAAAAGCCAAGCAAAGTTATGATCCTGCTGATATTGCTCGAGAAGTGATAGATGAAGCTAATATCTTTGAAATGATTATTGAAGGGTTTAACGAAGCTGAGGAAACCAATTTAAAACTTACGGACATAACCAATATCGATGCTGCTCAAGAGTGGATAGATGAATTTTTAGAAAATTATTCAAAAGTATAAGTTCTATAAGTAAATTTCAATCTAAACAATGAAATAGGCCCATATAATGAAAGATATAATTTTTAAAAACTTTGAAGAGGCTGGACAAACTGTTTTAAAATTTTTATCTCAGAAATTTGGATTTAATTTATGGATGATCACTCGTACTGAAGGAGATAATTGGATCGTTCTTCAATGTGAAGATAAGGGCTATAATGTTATTCCTGGACAAGTTTTTTCATGGGCGGATTCATTTTGCTCCCACATGGTTTTAGGAAAAGCTCCTAAAATAGCTCCTCGTTCAGAAGAAATCCCCTTATATTTAAATGCCCCAATAGCAAAAAAAATTGATATTAAAGCGTATATAGGTCAACCCCTTATAAAAGAAGATGGAACCTTATTTGGTACTCTTTGTGCTATTGACCCCAACCCTCAATCCGAATCACTACTACAGGAAGAGGAATTAATTAATCTTTTTGGTAAAATTTTAAGCTATATTTTGCAAGTTGAATTAAGGGAAAATGAACAAAAACGTCAAAAAGAGTTTTTTGAAGCCGTAGCCTTAAGTGATTCTTTAACAGGGTTATTTAATCGCAGAGGATGGGATCAACTTCTCGCACAAGAAGAAGCTCGATGTAAAAGTTACGGTCATCCTGCTGCTATTTTTATGATTGATCTAAATAATTTAAAAATTGTAAATGATCAATTTGGACATTTTATCGGAGACGAATTAATAAAAAAGACAGCAAATCTATTAAAAATTTGCGTCCGTAATAATGATATTGTGGCTCGGATAGGTGGTGATGAATTTGCAATCCTCAGCATTGAAAATACAAAAGAGGGAGCAGAACTTTTATTTGATAGAATTCAAGAAATTTTTGCAAATGCTAACATCAGCATTGCTGTTGGCTTCGCAATTCGAAATCCTTCTTATAGTTTATTAGAAGCGGTTCAGGAAGCTGATGAAAAAATGTATGAAAATAAACGCATGATCAAAAATTAAGATTCAATCAATTTAGTAAACTTCACATCACAATTAGCGTGAGATTCCTTTTCCTTAAAAAACCTATGAAGAACCTATATTATGGAAACCGTATCATTTATATGTTTGTTAACTCTTTCTATATTTGGTTGCGATAATTCAGAACAAATATCACCTGAACGCCAACACCTTATTGAAAAATTTCAAGAAGTTGATTTAAAAATGACTGTATATCTTGCAACGCTAGCAGGTCCCTCTACCCCATTGGAAGAACGCAAAAAAGTTATTTGCGAGGATTTCCCTGTTACCTACGAACAAGAATACCTTCCAATTTATTTAAAGCTGGCTGATCCAAAAGATCTCAATACAAGTAAAGATCTTCAAAAAACAATAGATTCATATAAAGCTAGATACAATATTGATTGCTAATACAATATTCAAAAAAAGAAAACCCACCCTGTGTGGGTTTTCTTTTAACTATAAAGTACAGAAGTATAAACACAAATAATAAAAGTTTATTTTTATGAACAAAACTATTGACCGATTTTGTTTAGTTTACTAAACTAAATTTTATCAAATAACAAAAAAGCACATCCGACCTCGAAATCAAATGTGCTTTTACTCAATGAGTGAGATAAGTATGAACACAAAACCAAATTCAATCAATCCCATTGTTACACATCGTGTACAGCCTTTTAGCTTCTTTAAAATCGCCACTGTTAGTGGACTATTGACCGCTGGGGCAATCGGTCTTGCTTATGACCAAAAAACGACTGAATACAAGCCACCAGTTGCCATCCCAAATGTTACACCCTCTACTTACACTGTTGATGCTTTAAAGCTCACTTCTGGAACTTCGGGCAAAGCGGTTATCAAACTTGATAGCTTCCTAGTTTTAGTCAGCTTTGATTTTGAATCTCATCCAGATAGTTACGGTGTACCTGGTTCAGAATTTACAGCCATTGATATTACAAATTTGGCTGTTGAACAAATTACAGATGTGAATGGTAAAGATTGGAATGATTTCACCGATTACAACGATCACAGAAATATCAATCAGATGATTGTTGGTTATATCGAACGAAATAAACTTGTGGAGGCAAATTAATGACCTCTATTCCTCAAAAGAAAACTGAATTTATCAGCAATGAAAACGGCGAATTCCGCATGCGTATTTATTCATACGAATACATACAAAAAGATGGCGAAATTTATCGAGTAAGTAAATCTGGCTATTTGTTTCTTATCGAATTTGCTGAGCACTTAGAAAAGCCTTGGATTCGCCTCAGTTTTGAGCGTGAACGTAAATTTCAAAAGCGTAAAGCATTGGCTATTGGACTTCAAAATTCAAATATCCCCTCTTATGAACGTCGTGCGTATAAAAAACGTATGGGTTGGGTTGGAGCATAATCATGACAAATTCGAATAATACAAATATGGACCTTTGGAATTCTTTATGCATAACAGATCCAAAGAAAGTTAAGCCGATTACAGGTAAATCTTATAAAGGCTCATCACCTCAACCCTATTGGTTAGTTCAACGTGCTACAGAAACTTTTGGTCCTTGTGGTCAAGGTTGGGGAATTGAAATAGTTCAACAAGGTTTTCAGCAATGTAATGCCGAAACAATGATGCATTATGCGACAGTACGTGTTTGGTATATGCAAGACGGTAAAAAGTGTTCAGTAGAACACATGGGCGGAACAATGGCTATGTATAAAACCAGTACAGGCAAAATGATATACGACGAGGATGCCCCTAAAAAATCAGTCACAGATGCAATGGTTAAGGCACTTAGTTTTATTGGTTTTGCTGGCGATATTTTCTCAGGCATTTGGGATGACTGGAAATATCAGGAAATGGCTGCAGCTCATTACAATGAACAAAAACAACAGCCCTCTCAAAATCAAAATAATCAACAAAACTCTAGGCAGGCTCAACAACCTAATAGCAATCAAAACAACCAAACTAATGGTCAGCAACAAAAACCATTGGCTCAGCGTTTTAACGATGCACTTTTAGCTATAAAAGATGCGAAGAAGCCTCAGACGTTAGACAAAGCAATTAACACATTCAAAGGTACTCAATATGAGATTGGTATTTCGAATGCCTGTCGTGCACGAGCTGATCAAATGGGTTGGAATACAGCACCACCGATTAACCAAGTTCAACAACAAAATCAAATGCAGCACTGAGGAAAATAAAAAATGAATATTTTGAATGGAAATGAAGCATTTGCGGCTTTAATGGCTGGTAAAAATATTATGTGTCGCGCTGCAGGTGGGTTGATTGAATTTGATGATCTCGATCAATTTCCTGCCACAGTATTCGCAATGCCTGATTATGAGTTCTGTATCAAGATAGATGAGATCTCAATAAATGGCTACACATTCTTAAAACCTTATTCATTAGAAGAACTTTCAGAGGGTCAAGACATATTTTTACTTGGTAATACTGGGACCATTGTTAAAGGACAATTTATTCCTGAATATGAAGAACTGGTATTAGCTGTAAAAAATGGTTCAGTTCAACGCAACTTTGAAAGTGCTCAAAATCAAGCGAAAGCTATGCAAAGCTTACTTGGTATAAATAATGATTTGGTCTTAAAAGTTGTAGATTTTCATGAGTTCATGAAACCTGCAGCAAAATCCAAAAAAACTACACGTAAAAAATCCAATGATCCTCAGACTGAAAATTCAACGTCTGAGGTAAATGCTCATAAAAATGATCAGGAAAACATTACTGAAACAGCGCCTAAAATACGCCCTGCTTTTACAGTAGATGAAGTTGCTGAAATTGAATCAGATCCAACTTTAATAATTGAAAAATTTGCTGCGCAGATTGCAAGCTGTACGACTACAGAAGCTGTACTTTCATTACGCCCGGTGTTTTTTGCTAACGGAAATTTACAGCGTGAGCACACTCAACATTTATGTAAATTAACTGAAGATAAGTTACTCGAGTTAGATCCTGAACAATATTCGCCAAAAGTAATCAATGCTGATCATCAAATTTATATCGATGGTATTAATGCTTGTATTTCTGAGGAAGAAATTAACACCACCCTTCATGATTTGAATGATCAGGGTTTTAGCGCAGAACAAATTTCAGAAATTACCCTTGCAAAAAATTCTAAACTTGCTGAGTTTCAAACGAATGCATTAATGAATATTGAGGAAAAACAATATAATAAATTGCTTACAGAACTTCTTGAGCGCGCAGGAAAAGCCAATTCACCTGCAGAAGCAAATGCCTTGTATAAGTATACGACGAGTTGGTCTGAAAATCAGCGCAAACCGTTGGTTTTAGCGATTCATAAAAGATTAGCTGAACTGAGCCCACCTGAAAAATCTCAATCATCTTTGATGGTTCGTATTCAAGAAGCAAAGACATTGATTGATCTTGCAAAGCTTGAAGAGGAAATAACTCAGTGCGACCCGGCTATTCATGAACGTTTATTAAGTTATGTAAATCAGAGACGTACTGATTTAACAATGGCGACTGACACTCCTTGGGAGACAAAATAATGAATACACCATTAGATTTAAATTCTGTTTTATTTGCACAGCTTGAACGATTAAGCGCAACAGATCTCAAAGGTGAAGAGCTTCAAGCAGAACTTCAAAAGGCAGACGCTATTGAAAAAATTAGTGAACAGGTTATTAAAAATAACAACATGCGTTTAAGTGCTGCAAAATTAGTTGCTGAATACAAAGGCTTAAAAAATGCCGATTCAGTTGAAATTCCGCAAAATTTAATTGGGTGATTTATGCCAAAGGGATCAGCAATAAAATATAGCCCAGAGCAATTAGATTTCATTAAATCAAACTGCTCATTGGGACGAAAAGAATTAACGGAAATAGTAAACACCAAATTTAATGAACAATTTAGTGTTGATCATATCAAGTCATTATGCACTCGTAATAAATGGAATACTGGTCGAACAGGTTGTTTTCAGAAAGGATCTGTTCCATGGAATACTGGCACCAAAGGGCTTACTTCAGCGAATAAGACTAGCTTCAAGAAAGGACGTCCTACATGGAATGCTAAACCTCTAGGTTATGAGCGGATATGCCCAAAAGATGGATATGTTTTAGTAAAAATAGGTGAACCAGGTAAATTTGGATTAAAGCATAGAATTGTTTGGGAAAAAGTTAATGGACCAATTCCGGAAGGACAAGTAATTGCATTTAAAAACCAGGATAAAACAGATTGTCGAATAGAGAATTTGATTTTAATGAGCAAAGCTGAAATGGTTCGGTATAGCCAAAGTTTTCACAAACTTGCCACACCTCAAAACAATGAATCTTGTTTGTTAATGGCAAAGATTAAAAATGTTAAACATCAATTATATAAAAAGGTGAATGCATGAAAGTTCTTCTAAATACTCACCCTCTAATAGGTACGACATATTTAATTTGGGATGAGCTGAATAAATGGAGGAAGATTGATGGGTGTTCTTAAATATATTATCACTGTCGAAAGCGATAGTCCTCCACAAGTAATGCTCGGTCAAAATATTGGTGGTGGAATTGTTAAAGAATTGAAGGAAGTGGAAGTTGAATTAGTTTCTGCAGCACAGCTCGCCGAAAAGTATAGTCTATCCACCACGACAATTAGAGACCGTCTCGCATCAATAGATCAAGGTACACCTGGCAAGGCATTATACAACCCTCGCTTAGCCCATGATTTACTTAGCACTAAAAATAAAAAAAGAGGCAGACCGAGAGCTAATTAGCTCTCACTGTCATTAAACATCTCAACTAAATCCTGCGCATCCGGATTGTAATAAGTGTTAATTAATATCCCAATTGTCTTATGTCCCGTAATTTTTGCTAAAACCTCAACCGGTAATTTACGAACCTTAACCATCCTTGTGATGGCTTCATGTCGAGTATCATGAAAATTGATTTCAGGAAGTTTTGCTTTTTTCTTAACCCTCATCCACATTGCACAAAATATATTCTTATCAATTGGCAACAATTTGTCATTTTCTGCAGGTATCAATGAGAGCAAGCGTTTGGCTTCTTTTGAAAGTGGTACGTTACGAGACTCACCATTTTTAGTCATTGGCAAATGAATAAAACCATCACGTAAATCTGCTCTACGCATAGATAATATCTCACCCTGCCTCATTGCTGTTTCCAGAGCAAACAAAAAAGCCCACGCGACATATTGTCTAGAACTGACAGGTGTTGTTGTACCGTCCCACTGCAACACTTTTAATAGAGTTTCTTGCTGTTCTGGTGAAATTCTTTGATCCCGTGATTTTTCTTTATTTGGCATTGTTACTGAGTGCCAAACGTTAGACTCAATCAAAAACAACTCTTTCATTGCATAGGTAAACACTGCAGAATAAATTGCATGTTCATTTCTTAATGTAGCTACTTTAACTTCTTTTTTTCTATTATTGCGCCATTCTGCAATATCTGCAGGCTTAAAATCATAAATTGACTTTTCAGCCAGGTTTGGAGCGATACGGTCTAAGTTTTTTATTTTAAAGTTGATGGTACGTGCCGATCGCATATGTCGACCATGTTCTTCATAATATTTATTACATAATTGTCGAAATGGATAAGCAGGTTTTATACCTTGTTCAAGATCAGCTTTACCAGTTTTAAGTTCAAGTAGCTTAAGTGATGCCCATTGTTCACATTCTTTTGCAGTATCTCTGGTCGCTGAATATCTCTTATTATCAAAAGTTACAGTAATACGCCAACTTGATCCACGTTGTATTGGTTTTGGAAGCTTCAT